ATGATACAGCTAACCAATGGGTGTACCTGCACCGAATTAAAAATTTATCCCAAAAATTGGAAGAACAAAAATGCTTCTACAGCAAAGGACTGGTATATTTATTACACTTTCCACGATCCTTTGTTCATCAACAAATATCCAACTGGTAAGCCAGTCCAAGTTAAGAAAGGATTTAATTATTTCAAAAACTTAAAGGAACGCCAAGAGGCAGTTCAGATCGTGTTTGAAGCTACAAAGCTTAAAGTAAAAGAAAAAGGCTACAATCCAATCACGGATCAATTCATGAAAATTGAAATTGAGGAGATAATCGACTATGAAGTTCATCCTGACACTCCAATTCTTGATGCGTTGACATCTGCACTTGAAAAGAAAAAAGCAGAATTAGAACCTCACACAATTGCTGATTACAAAAGCATGATGCTGTACTTCTCTAAATCAATTATTGAATTGAGATATGATACAATGGCAATAAAAGATATTAAACGAAGACATATTAGGATTGCCTTACAGAATTGCAATAAGTCTCCTGATAGAACAAATAAATACAGGAGCCTTATTCAGGCTCTTTTTAAGGAGTTAAATCAAATGGAAACAATTGAGACAAATCCCGTAAACGATATTGCTATTTTAAAAACCGGCCCGAAAAATAAAAGAGTTACACTTACCCTATCACAACGCAAAGAAATAAACGAATTTCTTTATAAAGCCCATTATCCATTTTGGAGGTATATGCAAATTTTCTTCCATTCAGGAGCCAGGAGTTCAGAATTATTCAACCTGAAAATACAAGATGTAGATTTAAAAAATCAGACTTATTTAGCTAATATAAAAAAGGGTGGACAAAATAAAATTGTAGAAAAAGTCATAAAGGACATCGCTCTACCCTATTGGCATGAGTTAATATCTAAGTGTAAGGAAAATGATTACTTATTTTCTTTCGGGTTTACACCTGGAACACAACGTGCTAACACAGACAGAATAAATAAACTTTGGAAGATGTTAGTTAAAGATAATGATAAACTCGGAAGGCCGCAGGCAGATTTTTACAGTCTTAAACATACGCACTCAACCGAAGTAGTTGATCTGATTAATAAACACCAGGCAGCTGAACACAATAGTCATACAACCACAAAAATGGTTGACACTGTATATGATGTAAGAGCTGAAGCACGAAAGGCGGAAACTGTAAAAGAGCTGAAGAATGCATTTGCCTGATTTTACAATCATAATATGATGTGTTAAAATGAGCGACCTGAGGTTAGGCCGCTCATTTTTAAATTTCAAATTCAAATCCCATTTCTATCAATTGGTTTGCTAATGGAGAATCATTAGGCGTACCCATGATATCAATTCTTGCCTGTGCCTGAGCTTGAACAGCAGGAATGGCAGCTATAACCTCATTATCGGACAAGTCAGATTTGCTTACAAAATCAGTCCCATCTATTTGAGCTGACAATGTACTTGTTAAAACATTTTCCTCGTTTACAATCTTCGTGCCGGTATTTAAGTCAACTTTCAATTTGATTTCATGCTCTGCGTATGTAATTGTCTTTTGCATTTTCTTTTTTCACAAAGTTAGCTAATTAGTTATTAAATATTCTTTTAGAATACTTCTTATTGAATTCATAAATGAACTTATTATTTTTGCTACATGCAAAAGCAAGTTCCACAAAATCCGGAAGTGATATCAGAAGTAGCCAGATTGAAAGAATTTTTTGAAACAACTCCGATACTTATTAAAGAATGGAGGGAGGGCTGCATGGTTGTAAAGGATATACCAAAGTTCATACAGCTGGAATTGAATGCTGCAGCAACATTTAATCCACAACATCCATTTAATCCACCTTTGAAGCGCTTACTACTGCTTGAACAGGCAGTTAGGAATCAAATTACGGCACCTAAGCAGTCAATTGCTTAGGTGAAAACGATTTTATATACTTAATCCTTTCAATAATCAGGTCTATTTGGCCAAGTTCGCCGCTACCTGTTTGTTCCTCAACATTTACCAATACCACGTCTATACTACGCATGTTGGAAGATATAAACATCTGAAGTTCTTCCTTAAAAACTGATACAGAACTTATTAACGGATTCATCTTATCAATCCTTAATTCTGTTTCGTTTAAATACTTACAGTATTGAAAAACAAATCCAATTAATATTCCCAAATCGTCTATGCTTGGTTTGCCTGGATGATAATAATAGCTGATTATTTTTTCATCAGTTTTGGGCACATTGTCTTCTTTGTTTTTCTTTAAATGGCCTAAAATATTTTCTCTGGTTCTTGCTAAATTTATTAAAAGAGTATCTATACTACCTTTAGTGTCTTTATTAAATAAAGGATATGTCTTCTGAGTAATAATGTTATTGTAGTGATTTATTTTATCGAAATAAAATTGTGAGTTTCTGCTTATTGATTCTTCATTTATTTGTTCCTGAACCAATTTATTTGCTTTTACTTGCTCCCTGAAGCTATAAAATACAAGAAGTGAGGATATTATGCCAATAATTGGGGCTGTCATACCTCCAATTGAATCGCCTATTTTACTTGAATTATCATTATTATAAGATGGTAAAAATGCAATGTGCAAGGATGAAATAAGGGCCGGTATTGTATAAACAACAATGGCAAATAAAACGCCTATTCCGATAGCTTGAAATATAATATTGTTTTTTTTGGGTTTCATGGCCTTTTTTTACAAATCTAATAATATAAGCCATTATTTGACACTCTTCTATTTTATGTTTGTCAAGTAAACAAAACTTAATTTCTGTACGTTTTCAGGGTATGGAATTTTTAGCTATACCAATAATGATAAATGGCAACGTCCAGTATTTTGATTTCCGCTATTCTGAAAAAGATAAATATGATCAAGCTTGGCATATAACTTCTTTAGATAAAGAAACGGTTCTGGAAGAGGACTTTACAGTTATTAAAACAAATATGCCTGATTTTTGGCTAAAGCCTATGATTGATAGGTTGAAAGATATGCTGGAGAACAACGATTTTAACCCCTAATTTTGGCCCATGGAGTTTACACCAAAGGACAAGATAAAGGTCTATCCAATATCTGTAGAGCAGAAGGCTGAGATAATGAAAATAGGTTTGTTCCGGGCAAAAGCGGGCTTTGCTTCGCCCGCCCAGGACTATGTTGTAAAGCCGTTTGAAATAACGGAACTGCTCATTCAACATCCTTCCAGTACATTTTTAATCGAATGTGAAGGTGACAGCATGGAGCCGGTCATACCTTGTTCAGCTTACCTGATAATTGACAGGTCCCTGCAGGTGAGAAACAATGATATTGTTCTGGCAGATTTGAACGGTGAGTTTAACGTAAAGTATTACACCCGCCGAGGTGATAAAGTAAAGCTTGTGCCGGCAAACCAGGCATATAAAACCGTTGAAATTCTAGACGGAATGGAATTTCAGGTATTTGGTGTAGTTGATTGGATTTTAATAAACCCCCGTAAAGTAAATGTTCGCCCTCGTTGATTGCAATAACTTCTATGCCTCATGTGAGCGCCTTTTCCAGCCTAAACTGCGAAAGGTGCCTATTGTTGTGTTATCCAATAACGATGGCTGTGTTATAGCCCGCAGCAATGAAAGCAAGGCCTTGGGCATAAAGATGGGGGCATTGGCTTACGAAAACGAAGTGCTCTTTAAAGAAAATGGTGTAAGGGTTTTCAGTTCCAACTATACACTATACGGCGATATTTCTTCGCGGGTAATGGCAACATTAAATGAGTTCACACCTTCGATGGAAGTTTATTCTATTGATGAAGCTTTCCTTGACTTATCAAACATGGCAGGCGTTGACCTGAATTTATATACTCAGGAAATAAAGGATACAGTACTTCATAATATCGGTATCCCTACCTGCGTTGGTGCGGCGCCATCCAAAACCCTTTCCAAGTCGGCAAACCACTTTGCCAAGAAAATGACAGCGAACGGTTCTTTCTGTATCGACTCAGAAGAAAAGCGGGAAATGGTTTTGCGCTGGCAGCCGGTCGATGATGTATGGGGCATAGGCAGGCAATACGCAATTTGGCTTATGGCAAACAATGTCAATACAGCCTGGGAATTGGCCAATGCCAACAAAGAATGGATTAGGCAGAAAATGGGTGTGGTTGGTGTAAGACTTGTAAATGAACTTAACGGCATTTCCTGCATACCTATTGAAGAGGTACCACCGTCTAAAAAGGAAATCTGTACTTCCCGTTCGTTTAGCCATAACCTGACAGATAAGGATGAAATCCGCCAATCAGTGGCCACACATATAACCAGATGCGCCGAAAAACTCCGGAAGCAGGGAACAGCTGCCGGCGCAATCCATGTTTTCCTACACACAAACCGGTTCAGGGATTTGCCGCAGTATTACGGTGCCCTTACAATACCGTTGCTTACAGCAACAAACCTGACTGACGAGCTCCTGCATTATGGTATGATTGCTTTTGAACGGGCATATAAAGAAGGCTACAGCTATAAAAAGTCCGGGGCTATTGTCCAGGATATTGTTCCCGCGAACCAAATCCAGCAATCCCTGTTTAGCAATAACCCCAACCGGGAAAAAGGTGCAGCCATCATGAAAGCATTGGACGGCATAAATGGGCGGATGGGAAAAGATACTATCAGGTATGGCGCTGCCGGCTATTCAAAGAAATGGAGGTTAAGAGCAGACATGATAAGCCCAAGGTACACTACCAACTTAAATGAAATCCTAAAGGTTAAAATATAATGTGTTACCACGTATCAACACCAAAGAAAGCTAAACTTGAAGCCAAAGCAAGAGAAGAGAACCTGGTTATCCAAGGTGAGTTTGAACAATACTACCATGTTTCCGGATTCGCCCGCCCATACTTACCGGTGACTATCAATACTGAACCTACTGTAATTCAACCTGCCCAATGGAAACTTATACCGCATTGGGTGGCCAATGAAGAAGGGGCAAAGAAATACTCCAATACGCTTAATGCTGAATCTACCGGCATTTTTGATAAAGCTTCATACAAGCCTTATATTCAAAAGTTCCGTGGTCTTTTATGGATTGACGGTTTTTACGAACCGCATAAAGTTGAAGGCAAAAAGGAAACTGAGAATTACTACCTATACCGGCCCAACAATGAAATATTCACATTAGGAATTGTGTATTCTCCCTGGATAAATAAAGACACCGGAGAATTGACACATACCATTGCTGTAATCACCACACACGCAAACGAATTGCTGGCCGAGATACACAATGAAAAGAAACGCATGCCTCTCGTTATATCAGAATCGGATAGGGAGGGATGGTTGCACGCTAAAACAAGGCCTGAGATTGAATCCTTCATGCAGCCTGCAGGAAATGATTACCTGTTAGGCCATAAAATTACCGCCCGTGTAACGAGCGGCAAGCAAGATTTTAATATACCTGAAGTACAAGAAAAAGCGCCTGAAGAAAACAAGGATAGAGGATTATTGTTTTAACGACATTTAAAGAATTGCCACACAACAAAATTGTGAATACGTCGTTATTGATTTAGTTATTTGTAATTTTGAAAGGCAAATTATTCCTAAATAATTTGGATTATTGCTCAAACTGGATATATTTGTATCAGAAAATAAATTTTAAAATATTTTTTAAAATTTATTTTGCCCTGACCACCATATGAATTAAGTTAATGAGTGAATTCATTCAAAAAGCAGAATATAACTATTTGGCTGCCAAAAACCTTATCAATGAAAATCTTTTTGCGCCAAGTATTAAATGTAGCTACTACAGATGTGTACAAATAATGCTACACTATTTATATGATAAAAAGGGATTCAATGATAAAACATTTTATGAATCACGAACTACCTCTCGACACGGCTCTCACGCACATGCAATTTATTTAACTGGTTTAGATTTAATTACGAAATGCGATCGTGGTGATTATAAGTATTTTCAGGATAAAATACAGGTTTTAAAAGCCTTAAGAGAAAAATCAGATTATAAAAATTTGCCAATATCTAAAGATGAATCAAATGATGCCCTATCTATTTCAGATTCTCTTAGAAATATATTAATTAAAACATTGAAGCTATGAAAAGCCAAATAAAATCTTTCCTCCTAGAAGAATTGACAAAATTACAAAAGCAATTTTGTAACATTAAAATAAAGTATGCCTTTAATATAGCTATTGAAGTCCATATTGTTGAAATAACTCCAGATACGGAATATCATTCAAATGATCGACTTGATGAATCTTGGTTAAATATTGCTATGGATTTTATGAAGCGTTTCCCTAATGAAGAAATTTCTTTTATAACAGACGATTCTATTTTAAAAATTAAATCACCTGAATTTGTTTTACAGCCTGAGTATAGCATGATTTTTGACTCAGCCTCATTTGACTTAATATTTGATAACTTCTCTCCGATGATTGAAAGCTCCTATGACATTATTTCTGATACCATAGAATCAACTCAAATAGTTTACGAGACAATCAATAGTTCAATTCAAAAAGAGACCAACTATTTGCCAGGAATAAAGTTACTCACAGGAATGAAAAATAAGAGTGAGAGTGGAGTGAATAATAAACTTATTGGCAGTACTCAATATGCAATGGCGGCTTAAAATTACACCATGACCACAAAAATCCATACCGCATCTTATAGAATTGAAGATGTAATTATCATTGAGAGCAACTTTAAAAGAGATTTATCCATTAACGATGACGATGGATCAATAAAAAATCACATAAGCCTAAAAAACTCTTCAGAAAAAGATCCAGACAATAATAATTTCTGGATAATAACAGAAGCAAACATTGAGGGTAAACAAGGAGAGAAGTCAGTATTTTCTGCTAAAGTTGTTATTGTTGGCATTTTCGAAAAGATAGGTGAAGGTGAATTGGAAATGGAAACATTTAAAAGAATAAATGGGCCCGCTATGCTATTCCCTTTTTTACGAGAGCACATTGCAACAAATTGTGTCAAGGCTGGAATGAAAAAAATATTGCTTCCACCAATAAATTTCACTAAACAAGATGATGACGAGAGCGGTGAGAGTGAAGGTCTTCAAGATTAATTTAAAAACGAAATAAAATTGCAGCAAATAAATTGCTGCAATTTTATTTTACATGTCTCCTATGGAACCAATTTACAAAGAAGAGAACTCGTTGCCCGGTATCAAATCAATAGAAATATATGAAGCTGTGATCGAAGATGATAATTCCCTTTATCCTATTAAGGTTAATCAAAAGGATTACACTCTAAGAATGAACGCTGAGGGATTCTGGAGGGTTGAAGGGCTATCTGAAGAAATGAGTGTTTACATAGGTGAGCTTGTCGAATTTCACGAATTATAATCATGGAATATCCTCGCCTCACACTTATCAATCAGCTGCCTGATGTAAAAATGATTGAAATATTTGCTCCTTTCGAGCAAAACAATAGAATGGTGTATCCAGTAACTGTTGACGGGCTTAAAACTACTTTTGAAAATACAGGCATTCATGCATGGACGGCAAAAGGCTTCGGCCTGGCATTTTCGCAAGAATTAATTGATTATATTGGTGCTGAAATTGAACAATTTGAAATATAAATTTGATCACTCTATTATAACCATATTAAAAGTTGTCCCCATTCCAGATTCTCCAGATTGAAACATCCATACTGTGAAATATTCATTTGTTACCTCCATAAGCTTATACTCATCGTAATTCACAGTTTCTATGTATACAATCGGCGGATTTGGAAATGTTGGTAACCCTTCCCCATTACTTCTTTTAATGTCCTTAAAATAATATTTGACCATATCACCGCCTTGTTTTTTATTAAAAGGTACATTTCTAATTACATACACTCCACTTTTGACAATATCCTTGTCACTAATGCTATTAATCACTTCCGCCAGTTGATTAACTTTTCTTGAAAGGTTATCTGCTGAGCTTCCAGTATTTTCAACTATAGTAGAAGTGTTTTTATCTTTATTAATTAAATCATTGTATTTCCCGTCTAACTGTTGATATTTCGTTTGTATATCAATAAATCTTGTAGCCATTAAATCTTGACTATCCCTTAATACATTTATAGAATCCTGAGCATTCTTTAATTCGGGATCCAGTTTACCATGAATAGTAGAGGAAATCGAATCAGATATTGAAGACAATTCCTTCCTACCAATTAAAGCAACGACAGCAATTATGAGGGGAAAAACTGCTGTTATGTATTGCATCCTGTACTTTACTTCATAATATTTAGCTTCATCAATTCTTGCATTTGCATGGGTCTGTTTTGCCCTTTTTCTGTCATCCCTTATACTGACGAACAGTAAAATGCCAATTGTCAAAAGTAATAATGTGATAATAAGTCCGAGGTATTCCATATGGGTAATTTGAGTTTAATAAACGAAATTAAATATATTTTTGAATTTTAAGTATCTATAATTACCTACCATTAGGTATAGGAATGCCCTCATGTCGTCAGTTACTTTGCATTATAAAATTTTATTATTATGCAAAAAATTCCAACATCCTTTCAGGTATAAATGAAGTATCAGGATTTATGTAGTCAAGGCAAAGGTATACAAGACCTTTCGTCTATCGAACGTATCATTATTGGCGCTCCCATTTTCACCTTATTTCAGGAATGGCTATTCCGCAAAAGGTTACTGGCTGTTTTGAAAGAAAGCTTTAAAGAGCCTGAATCCTATGTAAAATTTGAGGCTTTTATTGAGAGATATCCGAAAACCGAAAATGGACGGCAGCAGCTGGCCATTCTATTGAGTGATGCGAGGATTGACTTTCGGATAATTAATGGCTATACTAGACGGAAATATAATTAAACATCAAACAGGCCAGAATAATATTCCGAGCAGCTTATTGTAATTCTATCACAATATTCAATTATTAATGATACTATCGCAACTTTACCTCCGCGTTTCTGTTGTTGGATTCTAATATAGAATCAATGAAAAAAAGAGTTATCATAACATTGTGTATTGGAGCTATCACAGTCTTATTAATCTTGAAACTGATGTAAAATTACAGTGGTTGAAAATATGTATCCATAATCTAATCGTGTAAATTCTGTTGTCTTACAAATTCTTTTTTTTGTTTTATTTTTTACTTTTGCAACGGTATTTTCTATGGCTAGAAATACATTTGTTTAAGCATGCAGTTTTAAAGCTGCATGCTTTTTTTGAACTATTAAACCGATATTTCGTTATCAATGCGGTTAACGATTATCCTATATAATTGTTTAGTGAAATTGAAAAGTATGCCTCCCGGTATGCTTTTCTTTTTTAGCCGTGCTTAATCATTATAAATACATTTAATTAACGATTGAGTTGAAAAGCAAAGTGCAGGACAGGAATTTTTTAGATTAATTTAAATGCCATTTTCTTGTGCATTTTTTTCAGTTAATTATAAGCTACAAGAGCTTAAGCCGGCCCAAGAATGTGGCGGCATTAACCGCGTCATAATAATTATGACTGACATACTACATTACGAACTGCGTTTTGTTCATCTCAATTTACCGAATCACTAATTACTTTGTGGAAAGTAATAATTTATAAAAAATAATTATTCCAAACTTAACCTTATCTTCATCTTCTGTTATTTATTCAGGGTTGAGCTAATGCTTTGAATCTTCTAGCGGATTACCTAATCCATCAAAGAAAATGAATAGTAAAAGCAAAATCACCGGAGAACCTATTTCGGAAGAAACAAACAATTCCTATCTATTTATAAAAACTGGAATTCGATATGAAAAATTGAATATCGCAGACTTAATGTTTGTTAAGACAGAGGGGAAATACATTGGTCTCATTTTTAAGGACGGGAAACGATTACTCAGGATTTCATTGGTTAATTTCCTAAAAGAAACTATTCAAATTAATTTGGTAAGAGTCCATAAATGTTTCGCAATAAATACCGAATTTATAACCTCACATGCAACAAAAGAAGTAATGATATTGGATTATAAAATACCTATAGGCAGACAGTATAAAGAGTTTTGGCAAAAATATCTGATTGGAAAGGATAACGACAAAAAGTAAAGGTGTATATTATCAAATGTGATTCTGAGTCTTATCTAATATTCTAAATTGAATTATCATCAATGTAACATCCTATGCAATTCAACATATCATCTCCATGCTTTGTGACACTATCTCCGGATACCCACATGTGATTGCCATTCTTTCGAACCGAGAACGTGTTTTCCCCAATATTAACTGAGTAGTTTTTGTAAATACTATCATCTCCTGGCATCCTTTTTACACTAAACGCATTGATTGAACTTTCGGGAATCATACCAGGTAAATTATTATCTTCCATTTTAATGTATTTTACAATGTAAGACAAGGTAGTTATAATTAAAACATAACTACTATTATTTAACTGTTATTAACATGCCAATGGGAAGAGAGAATAACAAAAGCACACCGAATGGGAGTAAAGTGTGCTTTTAATCTGGGTAGAATCGACTTAACCAGAGTAACACAAAAGTATTCTAATTCTATAACTGTTTATCACAACAGTTTATTAAACTTGCTACTGAACTATTACTGCCTTTCCATGTTGTGTTAGATAATTAAATGTTTCTCCTAATTCATTTGATTTGTGTTATTGTTCAGAAAGGTAGCGATTGCATGTCGCTACCTTTTTTATATTTAAACCTGTATTCCTACAAATAAATTTCGGTATATGCTAGAATCTTATGTCTTATTCCTTAAAGGTAATCAGCTATTAAGCTACAATTTGCTAAATGGCAATTCCTTTACAATCCTAACCAACGATGAAATATCATACCTTTCAGATGTCATTTCAAAAAGAGATTTATTGATTACAAACAATAGACAGTTAAAGAGATTGTTGCAATGTGGTCATATTTAGTTCATTAAATGAGAAAACACACCCGGATGGAGAGTGTGCTTTCTTTTTCATTAGATTGGTTAATCGAAAAACAAAAGTAGACTAAGCAATTGAATACTTTTCATAAGCTTTCCTTAAACTTATGTCATAGGGCTCTCTCTTCCATTTTATACTTATATGCCGCAGCTTATTTCGGACCTTTGTTACCTCTCAATGAATTAATTAACTATATTGGTAATGAAATTGAACAGTTTGAATAGTAATATTCAGTTTTACATTTGACTGAAGTGTTTTATGATTTTAAAAGTAAATGTATTTAATGATGACAATAGCAAAACTCAATGAAGCTATTAGGCTTTCGTTACAACAAGAAAACTACTATAGCGCTTTGGCACTCGCTCTAACCATGCCCGACATTTGCGGTAAGATGGAGTTTCCAAAATTAGGAAGCGAAGCAAGATCAAAAAATTGGTTTGACAAATACATGCGCAAAAATTATGAATGTGAAATAATGGAAAAACATGTGGTGTTTATGACAGCTGGTGATTGCTATGCTTTGCGGTGCAGCTTCTTACATGAAGCCAAAGATGACATTGAACACCAAAGAGCAAGTGATACTTTGAAAAGGTTTCAGTTTACAACGCTAGGCATTCATAGGATTAAAACTGATGAGATCCTTAATCTCAATGTGTCAAATTTTTGCCTTGAAATATGTGCAGCTGTAGACGAATGGATTGATGGGGTATCTTCTGATAATGAAATAATGGAGAGGACAAATCTTTTGCTAACAATTAAAGACTCAACTTATTCCCCTATCCCATTTGTAACGATAGGGAATAAGTAATTCCACAAAATATTACTTTAATTCATTTGATTTGATATAACCATACAGTTCTGGTTAAACAATCGCCTTCATCGCCCTTTCCCAGAACTCCTGGCGGTCCCTCAACCCATTTAGACCACCATTGATTTTCTTGGTGATATCAATAAACCATCCATCTTTATTTCTTTCGGCTATTTCATTAAGCTTTCTTTTTTGCCAGAACCAACATGCTGATTGAACGGCATATTTAGGTGTCGTCAATAATAATGGAGTATTGATTAGATCAATACCTAAAGCCTTTCCACATTCAAGGTGGTTTGATCTGCCAGTTATTTGTATCAAACCATGTCCTTTGAATTTTACGCCATCGCCAGGGTGAATATTCCCTAAATCTTTCCTGCCTTCATAATCCTTCCCTGATGCCAGCTCTGATGTGTATCGAAAAGACCCTGATTCGTGTGCTACTTGTGCTATAAAGGCTCTAACCTTGTCAATAGTATCAATGCCATACATTGGCATGAACTTGTTTAAATAAGGAACGTATGCATCAAAACCTCTCGGAGCGAAAGGGCAAATCTTTTTTAGCTGGTCTAATGTAATTTGAATTAGCCCTAAAGCCAACTCGCCTTTAATGTTTTCCATAATACTTATTTTGACGGCGGTATTTTACGCCATGAGATTATTTGATTGTAGCCTTATGGTCGTAATACCACTGTAGCAGATACGTTGCGTCCTTCCAGTCGAGTTTACCATCAGCCGCAACCTGAGCTATTAGAATTGACAAATCATGCAGAAATGCAGACTTAAAGTCCCCATCCAATTCCTCTAAAGTTTTCAAAGCACATTGCAAAATCCTATTCGGATCGGTTTCATCACTACACGCTTCAACAAGCTTTAACTTTTTAAGGATATTTGGCAGCTCAGCACGAAGCCATTCTTTAACTTTATCATCAATATCAGTTGGAATGATAGCAGTTAATATATCGACGACAGGGTTGTCAATAACGTTTTTTATGTTTTCTACAACTGTAACGCCAATATGTATTGCTTGCTTCAATTCCGGCAAAAGGCCATCGAATAAATCCTTGATGCCTTCCCAAATCTTTTTTAAAAATGTTCCTAAACTCATGATATTTATTTTTATATTAATTGTTATAAAGTAATTTTTGACAGTTACCGCTTCCAAAATTTCCACCAATGCCTTTTAGGTTTAGGAACATAGAAAGCAGTATCAATAAACTCATTCGGGACAGGTGTTTCTACAGATGTGTTCATGTCTTCAAGGAAATTATCAATATCCACAATCACATACCCTTTGTAATATTCAGCAGGCGGTTCAAATATTTCACCATTGTATCGGATGGCTACGGTTGGCTTTAGCACTTTGATTGAATTGCTCACTATCCGAGGCGCTTTATTACTGAGCTGTTTAGTCATAATTATGAGCTCATGTGCTTCGGTTAAATTTCTATCCTCTTTGCGGTCGTTAAGTTGACGTAAATACTCCAACGAATCTATTGTGCTTTGCGCTGGCGCAATTGTCTTCATATCAGTTTGAGAAGATGAACGGGGCTGAGGCCATAGAATAAAGAACCCTACAATTAAGCCTACAATGCCAAACATCGGCTTACCTTTTATATCGGGGGAGTTTGTGTTTTTCATTTTTTACTTGCTTTTTTTACGGCAACTTTAGCTGCCGTTATTGCGTAATACATAGAATCTGATTTCCTGCTCCGTTCTTTCTCATCTTTCAGCTGGCTTTCCAATATTTCCTTTGCTTGCTGACCGTTTCTCTGTTCGCACTCAATATTTGCTTTTGTAAGATTTCCAATGGTAATATCCTGTTCTGATATCTTACCATCTTTTCTTTTCCCTTCCCGTACCAAAAAAGCCGATGAAGAAAATGCGACAAAAGCAATGACTATTATTAATTGATTGGTCCGACTTTGCTTTAGCCACCATTGCCACATTTTCAAGTTCATTGGATTTCATTTTAGATTTAATTTGGTCACTTACTTGGATGCAGTCGTGTCAATTGCTTTATTCGTTACAACACGTAACAGAATGTTTACTGCTGTCGTTACAGTTCCAACAATTGCCAGGTATTTTGTTTTATCCTCGATACCTATTGCAGTCAAAAGATTACTGTCAACTAAGGCAAGCATTGCCAATACCGCTGCGAGCAGGTTTGCCCAGATTGTTTTTGATTGAAACCACTTTTTCATTGATTTATATTTATATTGTTTTTGATTAATGTGGACTATGGAGCTGTATAATTGTAAATATTTGTTGTGTTGATATTTCGATACAGTGCCGGATTTGTTGGGTATGAGATAACACCACCATTGGGGCAACCTGTACATCCTGGATTATCTGTCCTTATTACGTTATTTATAATAGCTTCAGAGAGCGTACCTATAATGTCTATAGTTCCTCCGGTAGTTGTTGTATCTCCAGCCCGAGAAATCACATTATCAATTATGAAATTGTATGTGCTCCCAAGTGTATTTGATACTGATGTACTACCAACAACAACTGCGGCAGCAGCTCTTTTTGCTGCACCTTTCGGGCTATTGTCGAGTATATTTCTCACCTGATGATCATGTGAGTTTACGCCGGTTCCGTTAAGAAAACGTACCATGTTTTCTGCGGATGTTCCTTTTATGTCATGAACATTTCCATAGGCTATGTCATCCAATCCGGAACCTCTTGCCACGCCGCCCATAACCAAAGTATAGCCATAGGCTCCACCAGTAAAAGCACCGTCAATTATACCAGTTTGTGCCACTATATCATCATCTGTGGTAGCATTGATGTTATACACTTCGTAGTTTTGGCACCCAGCCCTTAAATCAATTCCATCTTTGTTTCTTGTTCTTTTTGAAACACCGCCAACAGATATCGTACCAGAAGTTTTAATAGTAATATCATGTACTTTTATACCTGTACAGTATTCAAATGACATGCCCCAACAATGCGGCTCAACTATAGTTAAGCCTGCGATTTCTACATTATTGACATTCCCCATCAAAATGCCAATATTCCGCCAGTCTCCGGTTTGTGTCTGGCCTGATACGCCAGCATCACTTCCGTAAGTTTGGTTTCCTGTAGGACTTAACGATATGGTTTTAGCGTAGTCGCCTGTTGACCTCGGATTATCTGCGCCTTCCAAAACGGCCATACCCTCACCAAGTATCTTTACATTCGCCTGTGGTGTAACCGGATTAAATTTTCCCAATCCTACGTTAGCGCTTCTAAACCAATTATCCCGGCTTATGTCAGAATTCTTAATTTTTGTATCTCTTACAATGATGGTAACATTTGCAGGTACTAAAATTGCTGAATCAATTAACCACAAGGGACGATTTAAGGAATCATTATACCCTATTACAACCCTTCTCTGTGAGTTTGATGAAATGGAAGCAAGGGCAACAGCCTGTCTTATTTTTTGGATGTCGGTACCTGAGAACTGGTTCGGACTGATGTCAATGGAAACGGTACCTGATGGATTTGGCGGTATTGGTGGTAAACGATCAGCCAAATTATCATATCTGTAATCAAAATAATTACTTAATCGTTTATCTCTTTTTCCATTTCCAATTGTGCCGAATGAAGAATAAGACGATGTCGGGTAATGTCCGTCTGTCGTTCCCCATTGCTCAATCATTAAAACATTCTTATCCTGCCATGTGGCAGCGTCACGGCTCAACGTAAATGCAAAGTATGCCGCTTTGGACGGAATTATCATTTTCGGCACATCGCCTGAAATGAAAGTCTGCGAACCTATCGGTACTTTTTTATAGTTGTAATACCAAATCTTGATATTGTTTACAACAGAGAATGAAAGTCCGGAAAAATAATATGGAACTGTAGTATCTGGAATTAACTGAAATCCTGACCATGAACCTGTCGCGTTTGCAATCGCGCCACCTGTTACGGCATCAATATAAAAACCGGTCACCTCCTTACTTTTGTCAAAAATATTGAGCTGGCGTGTCGTAAAAACAGGAGCTGTAGTATCATAAACATAAGCAACCCCTCCCACGTCTTTAGATGCAACATATTGAACTGGCGGTGTTTGGTCCTTTTTCAGCACTTCATCACCGGCATACAACACTTTACCTGTACCAGTTGTATTAAAGGCAGAATACGAAGATGGATATGTTCCGGTTGGACTACCATATTCTTCGATTAATAAAGAATCCTTATTCTGCCAAACAACGCTGCTTGCCTTGGTTGTTATGGCCCAGAACATTGCCTGATCAGGAATAACTAATACCTTACTTCCTGACGATGTAAAGTCCTGAAATGATATTGCAGTTTTCCTTGCATCATAATACCATATCCTCGGTGTGGCCGTGCCTGTATAACTTAAGTTTGCAATATAGGTTTTCGTTGCATCCAATGTCTGGAAAGAGCTCCATTGACCACCAGTATTAGGAACGTTGGCCCCTGTACCTGCCTGAAGCACTCTTCCATCAACTGCAATTGATTTATCAAAAATATTCAGCTGCCGGATTGAAGATTTATATCCATACACGGCTTTTAAGCTATCATCAACCTGCTTAAGTGTTTTTGTAGAACCACCATTAAGCGCGTAACCGGAAAGGTTAATAGGAATAACCGTCTTAGTATAAATGCTTCCATTCTTTGTAATGTAAACATAACCACTATCCAATGTTATGACATATCCACCCATCTTTGTATAAGTACCATTAACAGATGGTGTATAAATACCGTTTAATGTTGGAGAATCTACAGGAGTAACAGAACCTTTGAATCCGGATGCTATTCCTACAGTTACAAAGTCAGTATATCGCTTTGCGCTGTCTCTGGTTTGAGCGACTTTAGCAGAATCTGGTAAGGTAGATGTCAACCCGGTTTTAGGGTCAGTAAATTTTAAGGTTGTATCTCCTTTTTTAATCCATAAAGTGTTGGAGTATCCCGGATACCAGTTGGCGGAATCCCTTACAGGCAGGCCAAAATAATTTGGGAACTGCCACCCATCATCCCGGATTATTAATTGTTGAGCATTGCCTGGTCGTGATGCGTAAGGCTGTGCAAAGGAGGTTGCTGAAATTAATAGAAGAAAAAAGTAGATTAGCTTTTTCATAATTATAACAGTGTAATTAGATATTCTGTGTTTGGGATTATCGAATTTAAATTTGGAGTGATTGTCGTAATACCGTCAACATCACTTTGAGTAAAGCCGAGAGTCCTGATAAGCGGTTCGCCAGGGCCTTCTATTTTTGCTACTATCTGACCATTCAGATTATCAAAAACGAATTTTGATGGATTAGTATCGGTTGAGGTTGCAAAGAAATGCTTGCCTTGAATCAGGTTCTTAACTGCCAAAACCTCCTGGTCTATATAATCAGCCATTTTATTATTGTGGCTACTATGGCGGACTTTAGTAACCTTTCCGGCCCCAAGAATCTTCGTGTTATTAGATTGATTTAAATCGTCTCTTGTAATCATGGTATAGCATTTTATTAATCATAGCCACCGGCATAGTATTCATCTAAATCATATTCAGAATCTGCATCTTCAAAAGAGCTTAAAACAAATGAGCCTGAAGAGAAACCTTCTATGTTAGAATAAATAAATTCCTGATATTGACTTGTAAAAAAGTAACCTTGTAAATCGTTAGCCGGTACAAATGTTTCTTCCATATATTGAAACAATTCACCAATAGTTTCAAAGCCATCATTAACTTCAAATGTTGTTTCTCCGAGTGTAATGCTCACCAAGTAAATATTATTCTTAGGCAGCCTGGTGTATGGGTTTGAGCCTTTTGATAAGTTCAGCCCCCAGCCACTTAAAGGAAATCCACATTGAGAATATTTCTTTGAATACATATTCTTACCATTTACAGAGTGGGCATTGCTTATCAACTACTAGTGTGACCTGGACACATGGGCATTTACAAATACCGCATTTCAACACTTCTTCATGCCTTCCGTCTCCGTTGAGAATAACCAACATTTTCGAGACCTTAGCTTCATTACAGGTTTTGCATTGTTGCATCCTCAATTCACTAAGCTTTTGTTCTGCGGCTGTAGTATCAATTATTTTATATTTTTTACTCCAGCCAATAATTATTTGAACCATTTTTTTTAACATCCGCAACCTCCATAATTGTCATCATCATAAATACTGGTTACCCAGCTTGTCTTTCCTTCTGTAGCAATACCATCTTCCTCACATTCGCATTTCTTAGTATATTTAGGATAATCTGCCTTATTTTTACAAAGCCATATATGCATTGAAGCAATCAATGGGTTTATCCTGTCTTCCAGCCATTTATCCATCAGCCATTTTGCATCCTTCAAATCAATGCCTACTGACATACTTGCCTTATCGCCAATCAGCGCTGTTTCGGGATTGTTCTTCATAATGCCCTGAGAAGCAAACTGGGCATAGTTTTCGGGTAATGCTACAAACCGAACACACTCAGCTGTCAGCTTCCAGAGATATGTGTCCCATAACTTTTTATCAGTTGCTGAAAGGTTCTCAGAAGCATTAATTACATCACCGATATTAATTTGCGAATCAGGATTTGTACTGTCTGCAGCTAGACGATATGAAACATTAATCTTAGCCTGTAGATCTGCCTTATTGATGCTGTCAACTAGCACATTTTTGGAATCAATCAGGTGGTCATAATAGTCAGAACCTATTGCCCATCTGATAAATCTTTCTTCAGCAATTTCAATAGCCGATAAGTATTTTCCTGCATCGATTGTATTGGATGAAGAAGTTTTGCTGATAACTTCCTGTGGGGTTATCAGAACTTTACGGCTTATTAGATTTCTTTGGTACATACGGTATTTTTGAAACGGTTCCTATTTCTGCAATTGCTTGTTCTCTGGTGCACCCAAGGCGGTTGATTAATAGTTCAACTGCAGCCTCTACTGAATACCAGCCTTCGGCTATTGCTTTAATAATTTCCAGTGTTATCCGGATGCCATCGGCAGAATTCATCAAATCACGATTACCCTTACTTTTAAGTGCTTTAGGCGTTATCGTAAATACAGGGTCAGACCACTTTTCCCCCAACCAGTCCTGAGCTATCTCTGCTATTGGCTTGATTAAATTTTCAATAAAGAAGTTTACAATAGGATTGATAACCGTATTCAGCTTCTGTTCATAGATTTCCTGCAGATAACCGGCACCTTTTCCCAATGCACTTTCACTTTGTAAACCCGCAAGGACCGCATCCCATTGATTTGAAAGGATAATCACATCTCTTGCTTCAGCATTCTGTTCTTTGAAACTTCCTTCTTTACGAGTATCAAAAGGCATGAACTTGCTTTGTTCAATACCTGCTTCTGAAGCAAACACTGCTACCCTACCCCTTTTGCCGCTGCCGGTATGTTGATTTAAAATCTTTCTTCCAAGCTTATCAGCTTCTGCCTGTGATACATTGCCGGCAAGTACAATTGCACCGCCTACTACCATATTGTTTTCCAGGTTATCAAGATTGTATCTTGCACCCTGGTATTCCAAACATTGATGTAAAATGCTCGGAACTGATGAAGGCATACCGTAATCATCATAACCGGCAAATGCGTTCTGCAGCCAGATAGCTGTTCTTTCAACACCCGTTTTTGTATCTTTTGACCAGCTTTTATTTTTATTAAAACCCCGGTCATAAAGTGGAATTGATTTGAATTTTTCAGCGTCTGTAACAACTCCTTTCTTCCTGAATTGCCGGGAGTATATCATGTTTACAATATCTCCGGAAGCATCAGGCACCCCAAGCCTGCAGTCAAGGAAATTGTGTGAATACACATATACAAACTTTTTTCCTGCTACAGTGCCTCTAAGTATCTCAATTGGTGCATTACCGGTTGTATAAAAATTCTCAATTGCCTTTTTCAGAACGGTATTTAATGTTTCCTTTTTCCTGTTTGCCTTTTGGAAAATTTCCAGAAAACCTGCAGGCCATTTTTCAGGATCTACATCTTTAATAGAAAGGCCATCACCTATTGTATAATCTGTTTTGGTGGTTATACAGGCATTCTGTGTCGGGCTTTGAATTCTTGCCTCTAAAAGAGTGCCAAAGAAATTATCGTTAGGAAAAAGGAATGGTATGTAAGCGTTGCCACTATCAACATTATAGGACGCACCAGTAAACTCAAAGGGTATAGGATTCTTAGCATCCAGTACCACCTCGTTAGAAACGTGGATGGATGTTTTTTTCCCGGATACTATTCGCTTTTTGGCACCTGGTGGCATTTACAATAATTGAATTAACGGTTTACTTCTTTTCTGAACCCGGAACCTGATTTGAATCAGCAGGTTTTTCAGTCTTGACAGCGTCTGTATTGCTTTTAATATCTGCAATAACCTGACTAGTCTTACCGGACTGTAGTTCCTGAAGTGTCGGCAATTGTTCGAAGTAGTTTGAAAGCGATTTACTGTTGCTTTGCCTTGCATACAAGGCCAGCTCCTGAAGTTCCTGAAGCGTTCTTTGTCCTAACGGTTTTGCATTACTGCCGAAGCCCACTTTAGTTTCCAGATATTTTTTCTTGATTGAGATTTGCATAATTGTGTTTTTAATAAAAAGGTGGCAATTTTAAACTGCCACCTTTTATCAGTTATGAAATACTAAGCAGTTTCCAGGTCAATTATTGACTGTACCGTGCCGGTATACTCAAACAATGGCCTGTTGTAATCACCAACCATAATTGCGGTCTGTGAATTCGGATCATCCATCAACTTGCCTGAAGTACCGGTAGAACCATCCTGTTGCATTTCAAGAGGAATGCTAATGGCAGCGCCATTAACATATTTCTCTCCGGCAATCAGAATTTTTCCGCTATTCATCTGGATGACAAGCCCAACCCCACAGCAGCAACCAGCTTTGTCAACAGCAATGTTCCAGTTTGCAATCAATTGTGACAATTCTGCAAGTTGGAATTCAAGTTTATGTGCATACTTTACAGAGCAACCATTGCGTGACTGTGTATAAGTATATTCAGCGGTCTTTTTATCGAAGCGGATTGGATACATCAATGCGCCGTCGGCTGCAACAGCATCCTCACTAAGAGCTATAACAGTATAAGGTGCAACTGTTCCATCTACTGCCGGAGCTGCCTGAGTGAAATCGAAATCTTCACCATCAAAGATCCAAACACGGGCAATCCCGCCTGTTGTTGCTGAACATGTCCTGTTATATGGTTTTAATTTGACACAAAGTGACATACAAAGATATTTTAAAAGTTACGTAAATAAATATTATTGAACTTATTTAATTACTGTTCAGGCACAGCAAAAGAAACATATTCCGGAAGCGCAATCTGTGTACCGGCTTTCAGGAACATTTGGAAATACCAGGAAAGGTCTTTCTTTTCATACCAAACCATCAGTGAGGTTGAATCAGGGCCATTGCCTGTTTCCCCATCCATCTCACCATATGTTTTATCAGTACCGTAAACAAAGTTCCCTCTAACTGTAAGGATTGCCGCATTACGGTTAGGGCCGCCATATACTTCAGCCATAATTGGCTCCCATAATGGTTCTACAAGAATTGGAATACCTTCAAATGTTGAAATGCTTACTCCATTTGCATAATTGGCAATGATGGTATCTGCCTGACCGGTATTCTTTAACCATTTACGGTAACCGTCCAAAACGGATTGCGTAACCGTAAAGTATTTCTCTGCAGGTGGCAATGAACGCATTAATGGATGCTGGTTGTCATAAAGGTTCTGTAGTACATTTACCGCTGTTTGAGGGCTTGTCCTTAAATCCCTTACTGGGATTGAGAAACCCTGGTTTTCTGGAATTGCTCCTGCAGCATAATACGCGGCAATCCATTTAAAGATACCATCGTACTTATTTGTTGACCACTCAGACGGGCTATCAATCCTTTCAATGTCACCGAAGTAGGCATTTGATGCAACATCAGTCATGACTGCTTGTCTGAACCAAGGAAGGATTTTATTACCGAATAATGGATCCTGATTTCTCCAGTCTTTTAAACAGCCGGTGTAAAACTCGTTTTTACAATGCTTTGCTGCAGCATATAGTTCATCAACCGTAATGCGACGATTGGTGGTACCTGCAACCTTCTTATAATTCAGATCACAGGAAGCGTCGCGGCGTTGAAGAATGTTTTTCATTCTTCTGATTTCAATGATATCTCTTTTTGAGATTACATTGTCCATCAGAGTGAATTCTCCAAGTGTGCCGGTAAATGGCATGGTTTCCGGAACCAAATCCTGGAATGCAGGAATGATAATTGATTCATGAAACTGAAGACTTGATATAGAAAATGGTTGTAGAATTGTCATTTTATTAAAAATTGATTGCGTTAATAATTTTATCCTTCAGAAATGTTGTTTGGCTATGCAGCTACTAAGGCAGTTTGTTTTGCAATCAAATCAGCCAATGCATCATCAACATCTTCTTGCGTAGCATCTTCGTCATTAATAACAGCGAGGGCAGCAGTTTTAGAAGTAACAAATGCAGTCCAGGTAGGAGCAGTGTAGGCATCTTCATCCAATAAGGCAACGGCATTTAATTTGGCTTGTAACGCTGTTTTGTCAACATCAATAGGATTTGGTTCAGGTGCCGGGTCTAGAGGTGTCTGTGCCGAAGCCTCTGAAAATTTCTTATCCCAGCCGCCGAGGCTACCGGCAGCACCGATTTGACTTGCAGAACCATCAGCAGTACAGCCACCGTTTGTTATAATTGTAGCAGTTACAGAATAAGGTTTAGAGGCGTTTAAGGATGCAGTACTTACCACTACATTTCCATTAACAGTGTCTATGTGGCCAAATGCTGTACCGCCGAATTGGTCATGGACGGCAATGCGACCAATCTTCCAGCCATCTGGTGAGGAAACAGTGCTTGCGCTGGTAACAGTTACTGTCTTTGCACCCGCATTATAGGCATAAGTCAGGACAGGAGTAAAACCACTGCAATTGCAATTTCTACAGTAGTTAATGAGGTTTGAATTATCTATAGCTATCATCGCTAAAATGAGTTAAGAATTGATTAGTAAATATTGTTTCTTGGTACCGGTTACTCAGCTTCAGCCGTTGCCTTGCCGAATGAACCTATTACTTTTGCTTTGGGGGCTTTCTCAGGGCCATCATGGGATTCTTTGCCAAGCTTATCCTGGATTTCAGTTTTCAAATCACCATTTTCCTTTTCAAGTTTTGCATTGGCAGCTTCCAAATCCTTGATACGCTGTTCGTATTTTTCAAAAACTGCATTGGTAACAGAATTAACGATACCGGTTTGGAACGCACCATCAGCTTTTTCAAAATCTGCAATCTTATCCTGGATAGGTTTGATTTCCTCTGATACATCTGTCTGCAAACCCTCTATCATGGTTTTCATGGGCTCTCCGATTAAGTTGGCCACATCAACAGATAATGTTTCAGGAGTCGTTTTTTCAATTTTCTTACCTGTAATAGCGTCAATAAAGGCGTTTACTTTGTCTTTGAACTTCATAAAATTTGTTTTGAATGATTGAAAATCTTCTGGCTCTGCTTCTTCTTCAGAGTCTTCGTCAGTAATTAAGTTTTGGGGGATATTGCGATAGTCCGGTGCAAGCGTTTTTACTCTTGCCGCAATCTGGAACTGTTCGTTATCGTTGTAGGTTTCATCTGCGAAGCCTTGGGCCACCGCTTCAGAACCTGTCATCCAATAATCACCTTTCTCGATGAGCGCATTAATTTCGTTGACAGACTTACCGGTACGTTGAGCATAGATGTCAACTATCTGGCGGGTGTACATATCCACAACATCGGCAGCGTTCCTTAAATCATCGCTGTTGCCGATGGCGCCTCCCCAGGCTTTGTGGATAACCATAAAACCGTTTCGTGCGATTTTTAATTTACCCTTGTTTGCTGCCATTGCCATAACGGAAGCAATGGAGCCGGCCATACCGATTATATCGGTTTCGACTTTTACACCGTAATGCTTCAGGAAATTGTAAATAGCAAGACCAATTGAGGCATCACCACCCTGGCTATCAATCGTGAGGATTACAGTTTTGGGATTGTAATTTTTCACTTGCTTTACAACGTCATTAACCATGTTGGTTGTGTCGCCGGTCCACCAGTCGTATTCATTGAAAATGTCATCGAGGAAAAACAGCTCCAGTGTGGAATTATCACCAACTGAATTACGAATTGCTACTTTGAAGTTTTGCTTTGCCATCTTGATAGCAAAGGTCAGATAGGATGTAGCTACTAAAAGTGAATTTTGGTTGTAAGTGTTCGGTTTATACGTACGAAAAATGTAACTTTCTCAAAATTATTAAAATGAAACCTACAACTGAGGAAATTTTAAATGGATTAAATGATGATGATTTACAATTATCATTTGAAGAAATGCTTTCTAATAATGCAACGCTAGAATATGGCGATACATAGATTTTTAAAAAATAATTAATATTTCGGTTCGATTTGTCAAATACTTATTTAAGAAATCACTTTACAATTCAATATTACCAGATTCAGAATCATTTATTTCTTTCCCTAATGCGATAAGTATTTCCGAAGGTTTAGAAAGTAAATCAGGACGCTTATTTAGCAAATGCAATTCTTTAATAGAAAGTGTTCTTACTTGAACATTAACTTCTCCATCTGTATTTGTCACCTTTACAACAATTAGGGATCCAATTCTAATTGCTGCGTTAGGTATATTCTCGACTGATTTTAATATATTTAGCAAAGCTTCAGAGTTATTCTTATCAATCTCTGACTGTGGTTTTAAAATTGTATTAACTTCGACGCCATATTCAACTTCTTTAATCCTGTCTGTTACTTCGCTACTAGTTAGTGCCTTTTTTGAGTTGGCAATTAATCTTTTAATCCATGATCCATGTATAGCCTGAAATTCTATTGATTTTTGAAATCCGATGAAATCAAGAAAATCTAAAATAGAAGTATACGTATTGAATATATCCGTTGAATTATCTGTATCCAAGTAAATATTAACTGGAATTCTTTGAATGCCAAATTCAAGATTGTTATCAGGATTTGAAACAATATTAAATACAATTTCCTTCAATTCACCATTTTCAACTTGTAACTCTTCAACAGATTCCTTCAACAAATCTACTTTTTTAAGCACTTCCTTAATTGCTTCATTTTGAATATCCTTTTCTAAGATACTATCCGTATTTATATTATTTACTCGAGTAAAATCATTGAGTCTTTCATAAAATTCTTTTACATATTTTTCATCTGTAGTTTTAATTGTTGTTTCTGAAGATTTAGAATTAATTTGAAATATATCTTCATTGAATAATCCTCCAAATTGTATTTTATAAGGACCATTTCTACCTTTTATGTATTCTGGAAGGGTATTAAAATGCCACTTATAATTATGCTTAGACAACTCTTCGACTAACTTACTTACTCTTGCTTCAAATTCATCAAGTTCAGCTTGGGTAATTTGGTTACTGTTATCTGTAGACATTGTTTTAGATTAAAATGGAGAATTTAGATTTATTACAAAAATATGTATTTTCTATATTGTTAAACCTACTAATGTTTTTTGTCATTTTTTTAATTGTTCTCCACATTTCCTACACCGGCTCTGTACTGTGCTCTTCGATAGCTTTACTTTATTTGCAATCTGTTGTAATGATTTTTTCTTTGCTCGCTCAGAACACACTACAACCTGAACCATATCCACGCCGGTGAGCTTTAAGAACTTGTCCATATCAAGCAATGCGAGTTCCCGGAGCTGTTCTTTCAAGTCAGGGAATGTTATTGTAGTAACTGTTACTTTCCTTCTCATAGTGTTGCGAGTTTAACGGCCTTAGATTTTTTATCCTGGTAATTTGTTACTGCGTTAGGGTTTAATTGAACCTGTAGGGTTAATATTTGACTGCTCATTGCGGTTATAGCATCTGCCTGGGCTTTTAAGGTAGCCAGCACTTCGGAGTTATCCTGTGCGGCAGCGGTATTAAGATATTGCCTTGGCATAATCACCGGCGCTTTAAGGTTCATTCCCAAACTGCCGCCATAATCATACATGAATCTTGTTGCACCAGGTGCAAAATCAACACCGCCCCCTGCAACATTCGCAGCTGAAGATATTTGTGCCGGCGTACCGGTTACTGTCATTCTTTTACCACTGGACATGCTATTTTTATTGATAACATAACCTTCCTTGCCTTCTACTTCTTTATTCGATATCGGTATGCCGCCATTCACGTGAGAGGGACCATCGAATATTCCACCGTAACTGAGTGTAGATTTTAGCTTACCACCCTTTTCAAATTTAGTAGATTCAATTTTAGCACGCTGTAAAGCATAAGAAGCAGCGACCAACCCTAGATTAATAGCCACTTGTGCATAATTCGGTAGAGATAGCAATGATCTTACGGCAGCTAATGCTGAATCGACTGCCAATTCTTTTAATGCAATCTTTTTCTTTTCTTCACTATACTTCTTATCAGATGCCGCTCGTTTAGCATCGTACTTTTTCTCGATTTCTTCCTTTTGCTGTTCAGAAGTAGCCAGGTTTAATTCCTGTTCTTTTTGGGCATCTTGCTCTTTGTTGGTTTGTTCCTGAGCGTTTTCAATCTTTTGTTTTTGCAAATCGAAAAGTGGCTTTAAAATTGATTGATTGGCAGCTTCTATTGCGGAGGTTATTTTACCAAGAGCATTCCTGAAATCATCCCAGCCATCGAGAATGGTGTCTAAGTTATTTTGAGAAATAGCTGCTGAATTTTCAGCTAATTCTTTATTTAATCCTTCTACTTGACTGTTGTAATCTTTTTCGTTGATTACTCCTGCAGTATGCAGCTTTTCTGTCTCGATTAATTTCGAATAAATAGAAGCGCGTTGAATTTGAAGTATTTTTGCTTGATGTTTTCTTTCAAGATCTTCAAATGCTTCCTTTCTTGCCTCTTCGGTTGCAAATTGCTGATTGAATAGTTCTGTTTTAGCATTAGCAAAGCTGGTATCTTCTTGATTTGCAGATGAGGTAGTACCTTTATCAATGGCCTCAAATGTTGTGTCATAAATTTTTTTGTTATTTTCCAGCCTATCATTTAAGATTTTCGTTTCTAGCTTTTTCAGTTCATCCCATCTTTTCTGAGCATTTTCTAAAGATTTTACACCATATTTTGCCTCTAATGTGTTCAAGGAAACATTGAAATCTATTTGTGCTTTTAAGGCATCATTATCATATTGTAATTGTGCTTCTGATTTTTGCAGCTCTGTACTATTTACACTTTCGGTTACTAACTTTAATTTGTTATCGGCATTTCGATTAGCAGATTGAAGAGTTTGCTGAGCTGATTTTTCACCAAGATCATATAGCTTCTGGTTTTTATCTTTTTCAGCGAGAACAGCCTGAAGCATTAATTCAGCTCTTTGTTTCTTTTCTTCAGCATTTCCTTCTTTAATAATCGCAAGTTTCTTGGTAATACCATCTTGAGTGATTTTATTTAATTCAGTATAGTAATCAAATTCAGAAATAGTTCCCAGAGTTTTTCGTTTTTCGAGTTCAGCTTTAAGTAGGTCAGTTTCCGTTTCAATTTCTTTTAAGCTATCTTTAGTTTCCCCAGTAAGCTTTGCACCATTATAGGTTTTTTCTTTCTCGGGCTTACCGTTTTTCTTCGCGTTGAGGTCATCTAATTCCTTCTGATAAATTTGTCGCTGCTTTATATTACTATCTTGTGCATTTTTATCGGTCAAAGCTATAAGGGCATAGGAATCTTCGAGACTTTTAATTAAATCCTTAAGTTCATTTTCTAGTTCACCAACAGTTTGTTTAGCACCGTTTTTAGAATCATCTGAAATTTTCTTGGCACTATCTACAATCTGACCTCCTATTGCTTTTGTGAAAAAATCAATATCTTTCTGGGCTTCCTTCTGTAGTTGTTGATAATAGTATTTTATATATGCCTGCTCTGAATTTAATGTTCCAAATTTAACTGCATCAATTACAGAGGAAAAAAATGGATTACTTGCTTGCTTCCTATACTCTTCTTTTGCAAAATCAGGATCAGTGGCTGCACGAGCTTCATTCTTTTGGGCATCCAATAATTTTTCGCGAGACTTAGTCAATCCATTATCTATAGCCTGAGCTTTTGCTTTGTTTTCCAAGGCTTTTACATAATCATTTATAACCTTTATTCCTTCGGCTGTTTTTATATTTTCCAGTTTAAGGTTTCCCAAGTATTCTGGAGCTATTGCAATTAATTGTTGAAGAGCAATTTTTCTTGCTGCAAGAGAAATATTGTTGTCCTTAATAACAGAAGTTAAGGCATTTATTTTTGCAGTAGTGCCGGCAGTAGCCTGAGCAACCTCAGTCTGGATTTCTCCATTTAACTGCGACGCTCTATAATTATCTTTTAATTTATTGGTAGATGCAAATACAGCAGTTCCCAGTGCCACAAACCCGGCTGTAACAGCACCTATAATTGCCAATATCCATCCAAACGGAAGAGAGACCAAGGCTGCCCTGAACAAATTTGTTGCTGTTGTTGCTATGTTTGTAGCTCCGGAGAAAAAACCCATTACTGCAGTATATGCAGTTTGTGCGATAGTCAAAGCACCGAGTGCAATTCGTGAAATTAAAAGTTGGGCATTTAAGAGAGCCAGCCGGCTATATTGTAAAACTAACTCCTTGTTTGCTACAGCCCATCCAGCGGCCCACAAAGTAACCAGCGAAATCACAGTTGGCAGATTATTTATAAATAACAGGACCAGGCTAGAAATAGCAAGCAATGTTAGTTGAAATGCTTTACTGTTGGCTGCATCTGCAAAGGCTTTAGACAATTTGTCTAAAGAAGCAGACAGATTATTGTTTTTGGCTGCAAATGCATCTTCAATATTACTTGTATTCTGAAATGACACATTAGCAGTGTCTATGCTTTTCCTGAATGCATCAGCATTTTTACTTAGCACTCCAAGAACCGATGTCACTCTTCCTTTCCCAAGCTCACTATCTGCAAATGCTTGTGATATTTCCTCAATACCAGTTTTACCCTTCGTTAAACCTTCTGCAACTTTTAATAATGCTTCCTCCGGACGGCTGTTTAACAATGTTGAAAACTGCTTTTGTGTTAAACCGGCTATCTCACCATATTTTTTAGTGTCAGTTGCAAGTTTAGGTATGATCTTTACCAAAGCCGTGGAAGAAACTTCTGCGCTCTGGCCAAATTGCTCAAATCCGGACGCAAGTCCCAGTACTGACGGCAGGGTTATGTCACTTATGCCCCGAAGACCAGCCATTCTTGTAGCGAAATCATTTAAGAAAGGAACGGATGCAATACTTTCATTTGCAAGTGTCCTTACTGCATTACCGGTACGAAGCAAATTATCACCATTCACAGCCTCGGTACCAAGAAATACATTTATAAGCTTTACAAGGTCTTCCGTACCCTTTTCAACATCACCGAAATCCTTACCAAAAGCTATCTTTATTTTATCGATGGATTCCGCTACCCCTGCAAGATTCTCTTCTGATACCCCTGCCTTGGCTGCAATATTTGCTATCTCTTCTAACCCTGTGAGCTTTGTTCTGGTATCAATATCTGCCAGACTTTTTACCAGTTCATCTGCCCCACCCTTGACTTTGCCTAACTCTATTTCAAGATTTGTTGTTTGATCTGATAACTCTTTAGCAATCCCCGTTTCTTTCCTGATACCGCTTAATGCTGCCTGTATTCCTATATATCCTATAGCAACCTGCGCCACTTGTTTCCCAAGGTCCCTAAAGCTTGCCTTGAGCCCATCGACAATTTGTGTTCCAACACCGGTGCCCCTGATACCTTGTTCCAGCGAAACTATCTGAGTATTAAGTTGGCCTGCAGCAGCTCTGTTTTCCAGCAGTTGCCTTTCAAGCGTATCTAATGAACCTTGCCCGGTCGATTGAACAGCCCTTAATTCTGTCCTTAATTTTTCAAACTCAGTATTAAGATCCCTTGCCTTGGTTTTTGCCTGGGTTAACTGGTTTTGGATTAGGTCAGTAAGCCCGGCATCACGGAAAGCATTTAAAATGCCGGTCTTGTATTCCCCAACAAGCGTACCGTCCGGAGAAAGTGACCTGTTGAAATTGTCAAGCTGGGTTTTCAATACCCTTAATTCATTTTGCGCCTGCGTAACCTGAAGCTTATCATTTAACGGAATGACACTTTTGGCGATCTGCGAAAGCTCACGATACCGCTGCGATATTTCATAATAACTACCAGAAACAGCTGCATTGCCATTTGTAATTTGCTTTTGCTGAGACAGTTCCTGCTGGCGGATTAGCTGAGCCTGCTTTCCCTGGTTAATAAGTTCCTGACGTTGTACTTTTAGCTGCAGTTCTTGAACCCGTAATTCCTCGAATTGACCCTTCAGCTTATTAACAGCCTCTGTGTCTCCATCAAAAGAGGCCTTAATCGTCTCTTTGTTTAATGCCTGCTTTGACCGCTTTATTTGAGCGAATTCAAGGTTTATTTGCTCCAAAGTTGCGATAACATGTTCGCCACCCAACTCCTGCAAGTCGTATATTTTGGTAATTTTTTCTCCGGCCATGATTATTATAGTTATTTATTATCTTATTTAAGTACCTAAAGTTTAAATGAATTATCCGATAAGGTCTGAAGGAAGCGCAAGCAACCTCTGATAAACAGTATCCTTTCCCCCGGATATTAAAACACCGTTCGTTACACTGCTCAATGATGGGAAGCAGCTGTCACTATCGGCCTGAGACATCGGAAACCATTTCCACAGATAGCATTGCGTTGATTCACTTGCCAATGGTTTATATCCATAAATATTGAACAGGTGATAAATGGCATTATCCTGGATTATTGCCTCACGATGATAAAAATTAGTGATATCTGATGTTGAAAGGTTGTACCATGCTTTGTGTCTTTTCCCGTAACGCATTATAGATAACCGCTGCAGGAAAAACCTTCTCATTAGCCCATGAACAACCGCACCCTTTGGGTTGGTTGCGCTATCGACATTCTGGTCGCTATATGTCAAAACAGGGTCATTCTCCCCTCCTTTATTATAATTCACAGCAAACATTTCAGGGCAACCGTAAGAAGCATTCTCAAACTTTATCCTGCCATTTTTAAATACAGGGTCTGAAAGGTTAACCCTGCGGGCAAAAGCAATCTTAGGGCCAAATTTATACTGTGAAGTGCTTGCCGATGTGTTGGAAATATTCTCCGGAATCATCGCTATAAGTTGCGGGGACACCTGATCATCAGACAAAGTTTTCCACTCATCCATCCTGATATGCATTACAGGCGTAAAAAAACGATTCTCATTGTCTTTCTTTCCGGTTTTGAAACGATTTGGGAATATGTACTTTGATGAACCTGGTAAAGTGCTGTTCCGGTCTACAAATCGTTTGGCCGCACCATCGGAAGAATCGTCCTTAAAAAGCATATTGAATTCCTGCTCGATGTCTGAGTATAATTCTAATTCGGACTCCTTTGCTAAGTCCATTTTCTGGCTCCAGTCGATTTTCCCCAATCCGAAATATCCTGTGATTTTGCTTAGTGGGTTACTGCCGGTATAATACGGATAGGTAGGTTCGATAACTACAATTTTGTTTATCGGGTCTGATTGAAACTGAAGGTCAAACAAATCTATAAGGCCTCTCAATAAATCAAGAAAATTGTAGTTCTTTAACTCGTCATAAATTTTCAAATCAACAATTGAACCGACAACTTTTTTAAAACCTGTCACCTCTAATGTGGTTGCAAGAATTTGAATAGTCGGACCACCTCCTCCTGCAAAAAAATATCTCCCATAAACTCTCACAGCCGCAGAACTTACAGCTCCAACATTTATTCTTGCAAATAATATCATTTGTATTGTCGCACCAGGTGAAACGTTCTTCACGGTAAAAACAAATGGCGTATCCTGAATTATTCCATCATCAATAGATGAATTATCATAAATCATTGCCTGATCTGAAATACCACCTCCGATAACAGTCCAGTCTATCCAAAGGGAACATTCTCCACCATCAAAAGAGGCAGGCACAGAAATAGTAAATTCAATATCTGTTACACCTAATAACGATGCTTGAGTGCCATTAAAGACATACTGCATTACTCCGGAAGATGTATTGTAGGAATAATTTCCACCATTATCATATCCTAAAGGGCTGCTTGTATATGATAGTTCAAAAGTATCATTGGTTACGTTTCCTGACGCAGCGCCGTCCCCGATTAGATAATCCGCATCAGTATTATCTCCAAAGAATGACCAATAGCTATCTCCATTGTAATTTGACATATTAGTTGGCGTACCGGTAGCTTTAAACTTCAAAGGATCCAATTTTGAGCTATCCATCAGAAGGAAATCTCCCCATGTCCAGGGAAGTACCAGCCCCCTGAAATAAGCACTATCCAGAAAGCTACTTTGAATTTTATAACCCAAAGACTTGAACGCACGCCATATAATCCAGTAAACGGAGATAGATGGACGCAAATCAAGCGTTGTCATCCCACCATCTGTAAGGCCTTTCGAGTACCTGACCGGGCAATAGAAATAATCAAGCGTTTCACTTAATCCATTAAAGTTATACCAGGTGTTGAATACCACCGATTGATTGAAGATATGGGTATGACTGCTTAAAAAATCGTGCAAAGTGCTATCCTGTAACGGCAGCATCCAGTCACCATTATTACCGTAAAAGTTGAGCTTATAGGCTTTTGGATTACCGTTCTGGCTGACAGTTGATTTTACCAATGCCTTTCCTTTAAATAGTTGAATACCATTTGCTTCAATCAGGCAATCCATAGCATTCTTTACGGCATCATTTTCAATATTTGCATCATGGTAGGTGCCAAATGTCGTATCATTCTCCAGTGTGGCCGGCACAGATATATCCAATGAAACAGAACTCTTCTTTTCAGAAAAGTTATCTTCATTTTCCAGTTCGTAATCAATGGATATCGGTACGGCTTCGACACTTTCAACATCCACCGGCCGGTCGTTAATCCTGAAGTTCAAATATTTTGTTTCTGACATTATTAATTTCTTTGACGTATGTTTTCATTGGACATGGTGAATTGAATCTGGGTAACATATTCATACCTGTCCTGGCTCTTCCTTAAAACAAATTCTCCATCTTTTACTAAAATCGGAATATTGGCAGCATCCTGCCCCTGACCACCCGGCCACTCAATATATACTTCAGGTGAATCAAATAACTCTTTCAGCCACTGCTGCATATCTTCACCATATTCACAGGTACTTACGGTAAATTGCTCATTGCTTATGACAGTTAGCTTCTTAGCGCCTCCATCCGATTTCACTAAAGGAAATTTCAACGCCTTTTGCCATTCGTCAGAAGTAGTAATAATGCTGCCATTGATTTCGGAGAAGTTCACCGCATCATAAAAGCCCAGATAATTCAGGAACCGTACATGTAAACGTTGCTTATTGCAATTGCATCCATAAGTTTTAAAAAGTGGCGTCTTAAAACTTGCATTCAATACACTGGGTGGCACAATTGATAAATCATAAACAAGCGATAAAGTATATTCAGTTATATCATCAAAGGGAACTGTTGTAGGAGTTATTGGCAACAAATTTGAATACCAGGTTAGGGGCTTTAATTGAATGATACCTGTCGGGATGCTAATTGCTATATTATTTTGTCCGGAATACACATACTGTGTATATGCATTAGTAAATGACATATCGCCATCTCTCTTATAACTGATGGCTAATGAATAATTTGATTCACCTGAAGGCAACTTGATTGAAAACAGCGGGAAAGAATCATAATCGTATTTTGATATGATGTAGCCATTGGGCCGGTGGCTTAATGGCATAAATTCATATCCTGCTGCAGGAGGGAAACCAAGCGGCACTTTATAGAAATTAAGATGAGTCTTTAAATCCTGGTTGTCTTCATGCTGAAGCACGGAGTTCAAAACATAAAAAGTCGGGGACGCATATCCTCCGCTACCAGGTGAACCTTCCGGAACTATAAACCCATTTGAATCCGTTGAACTTACCCTGAACTTGCAATAACAGGCAGACGATGAGCCATTAACTCCTATAAAATCCGTTGTTGTCGGTGCTATAGAAAGCAAATTCAACAAAGGCAAATTTGATTTCAGGTATTCCTGAACGACTGTTTGAATATCAAATATCCAATATGGTGCATTGAAGGCATTAATCTGGTAATAGGTGGTTGATGTCTGTGTCTTATAGTAAGTACCATTAAAGTAAATATCACAATAAACAACAGGCGGGAATGTGCCTATAAGTGTTGAATCAAATTTAGGCTGAAAAATAATAGGCCGGTATGCCGCATTCAGGCTTGAAGCAGTTGGCCGTACATTACTTTGAAAACTTGTTATGGGCATGGCTTAAATAGTTTCAGACTTGGTCTTATTAAATGTTTTTGAAATTTCAGCATCAATGCCGGCAAGTATTTGCTTGTCAATATCCCGGTTTATGGCATCATTTACTACCTTAAGGAACTTCAACCGGTTATTGGTTTTGCTGAACCTTCTTGAATTATCAGTTGGCATCCCTTCTTTCATCCATGTCATTATAGTTGCACCTGCAGCTTTCTTTGCCTCTTTTGTCGAAAGGCCCCGTTTTATGAAGTATTTAATGACATAAGGCAGTTGAGCCCAGCTTGCAGAACCTGCCTGAAAACCATCATTCACATATCTTGCATATCCCAATGCAGTACCCGTGATTCTCGTACCATCAGGTCCTGATGTTACATTATCGGATAATGACCTTTCAAGATTGCCGGTTAAGTAGTGCCCTTGATTCTTTAATTCCTTTTTTATGGCAGGCTTTATTTTGTTAGCTGCAGCTTGCATAACTGATCTGATACTCATACGGATTCTGTTTATTCGGTTTTAGTATTTAGAGTGTCTGTATAAACTTTAAGTGTAACTTCTAAATATTTGGCTATTGAGAATGCTATATTCAGCGGAAGCTGCTGCATTAAGCTATGCCTTTCCTCCAGATAGTTATTAATATCAGCCGCGGTCTCGCCCTTTTTTCTCAAATACATTGCGCATAGAGCCGGCAGCTTATTCCAGTCTCCTTCTGAAAATGCTTTCAATTGAATTACCATCTTCTTAAGCTCCAGAAATGAATCATACATCAATCCATCTTCCGGTACAAAATCTATTGGAGGAATGATGTTCCAAATTGAATTATTAACTATATATTCCGGCTCAATATCTAGTTCAAACTGTTCATCAGTCATAATTGAGGTTGAGGATGTGTAAACATTTATCAATTGGTTTACATCAAAATTTGTCCTCATCTCTTCAAGTTCAATGCCGGTATAAAAGGAAAAGAATTTACAGGCTGCATCAGATAAAAGTAAAAATGCCTCTACATCTTTATCGGATGAATCAGGCATTAAGTCAATTTCTTTTTTCTTGGCATCTAAAGCATTGCCATAGTTCTCTTTCCACTTTATCCACTGTTCAAGTGTGATTGAATGCAGGGAGTTTGGTATGGAATATTGACGGTCCATGTAGTTTATGTTCATAATTCCTCCAGTATTTTTTCTTGTTTACGGATTTCTATTAATGCAGGCTCCAGTTGCTTGAAGTTGTTGAATATATTTGTAACACACATTGGACAATCCAGGTCATTTTCACCATGAGGGTCAACATATTGCGTCCAGAGAGTAAACAGGATACGCATGTGCCGGTCGCTTGCAGATGCAATAGATTTGTAAATCATATTTTCCTCCAGTATCTGATTACGGTATTCCTTCGGAATAGCCATTGCCATTTCGTTCAGTGTCATATTAGGTAAGTTGGACGTTGAATTTTTTGGATACGATTCTTTTTAATTTTTCCGGGGTAACATTCGGATGCTTTGCGCGATATCTGATTGCATAGTTCTTCATTTTGTTCATCAAAAGATTTCGCTGCTTTTCTTCACCAGGTGACAATTCAGTTACCACTTCAAACACTTCACCGGTTTTTGCATTGACCACGGCCATTTTAGGTTTATCGTCCGATTGAACACAAGGTTGTACAGGTAAATTCAACAATGAAGGACAAGCAAGTCCAAATCTTTTAAGCGTTTCTGCTATTTGTGCATCTGTTTGCATATTTATAAATGTTCCGGATGTGAATCGACTGATTCGGGTAATTGGAATGTTGTTTCAAAATCTGATGGATAATCGTCTTCAGTACAGGACTCGTTGAGTACAAGAGTAAAATATAAAATCACTCCACTCACACCATCATTGCCTATCATTGTTACTGGTTCGATAAGAGGGTTGCTGTTTTGCTTTATATGAAAAGTACTATTGAATACTTTCTGCAAGGTCTTTATAAACATTACTGCGCATCGCTTCATATCATGCCAATCGAAAAGCAAACGGTGCTGGCTTGTATTTGTATTCGGGTTCAATGAGGCAATTTGGTTGCCAGGCAGTTGGAATGAAGCATTTAAAAACATCATTGTGACCTCATATTCATCCTTAAAATAATCCTCCATGTAATCGCCTGAAGATTGTGGTGGCATCATTAAGGCAAGCGGATACTGCTTTTCTTTATATTGGTCGCCAAAACTGAATTTCAGGACTTCTTCCAGGTTATCCGTGTTTAGTTCATGGCCAAATTGCGGGCAAATATGAAAATGGCCTTTAATAGCCTTAGATTGATTAAGGACAGATTGAAATAAAGATTCGATGTAGGGATATGAAAGCATAGTTATTTTGACTTTAAGTGAAACTTAATAAACCGGTTTCGTTTTGGTGATTTCAACAGGGAAACAGAAGGTTGAACATCGGAAGCAAACGTTATAATACCCTTTGGCCATTTCATTGCTTCTAATATTAAATTGGCTTCACTCTTATCAATATTTTTTGGTTTGATGCTAATGATTGGCGGAATGTTATAATTGCGTAAATTCCTCCTCTTGGATTTGTTCATATTCTATTTTTTATAAGCTGCTTCTGTATCTAACGCAACAGCTTCGTTATATTGCTTTTCTTCACTTGCAGAAACAAGGACATCATAAGCCTTAGCGGCCCGGGCACAATCAATTGAATTCATTCCACTATTTGCAATATCAAACACTTTTGTAGCTGCTACGGATTTCAAGAAATTAACCCATCCCCATTGATTAAGATGGCTTTTGATATGATTTCCGGATTTGATTTGTGATTCACTGAATACAGGAAAATACTCCTGCAGATATTCAGTGAATGATTCATACCATTGTGCAACTAAAACTGCAATTTCAAGCGGTAAGGATCTAAACAATTCAAGTCTTATACTATTTTCATAAAGAAATCCAGGTGAATAGAACTCTTCCTCTTGACGAAGGAATATAGCTGCTATGTAATAAATTATTTCCCACTTGCTACCTTTTTCTTCTATGACATTTTGAGCCATTACCTTTGAGTCTATAAATTCTCCGAAAGTCATCATGCTATCTGGCCTCAAACCTTGTGCTGGCAGATACCATATATTTTCATTCCAGGCTACGGTTTTAGAATATTCTCTTTCCGGATTAAATAATGGTGATATCTTATGCCGGTATAGATCCAGTGCCTCGTTAATTGTGATTTCAGATTGGAGCTCATCAACAACTTTTCCTGTTAAGTAAGAAATTAACCAAAACGCATTGCTAATTTCAAAATCGATCAATTCGAAATCCTTAGCAATATCATTGTCCATTTCTTCTATTTCCTTTAATCGCAGTTCAATTAGTTCTCCATATTGATTATGGAAATCAATTGCCTGGCCAAGAGTAATGAATTCAGGAAGATTGATCATTTGTCATTTAGGTAATTACTGATGGTGCCGGTGCTTTTACCTAATTTTTCAGCAATCTCTTTAACTGTTAAACCTTCTTCTTTCAAACGTTTAGCTTCAATTACTGCCTGAGCTTTAGTCAATTCAGTATCTGCGCCTTCATTGCTGGTATTTGTTTCATCTGATTGGCCTGAACCATCACTCGTTCCAGCTTCTTTCTTGATTGAATCATCATTAGAGCCTTTCGATTCCTCATTCTTCTGATAATCAGACTTAACGATGTCTTTCAGTTCGTTCAATTTTGGAGATTGTTCAGATTGTTGAAGGGAATTAATTTCCGAGCTGGCATGAACTGTAGTTTGAGACTCAGGAAGATCTTTTTGCCATGGGCTTTTAACCTCGTCAGAAGTTTGTTGTCCTGAATCTGATTGGGAATGTGCAGCATCTATTGCTGTATTTAATGTTTCTGATCCTTTAATCCCAGCTTTTATATCTTCTATAAATAGGATATCCAATTCAGCATCACGCCAGTTTTCTACATTTGCAAGTTTGGCTGCACCTCGTAATATTGAAACGCCTTTCGGCTCTCTGGTTACTTCCAAAATTTTTTCATTTGACATCTTCGGGATTCTTTCATAGAATTCTTTTATCCTGTCAATAAGTTTTTCTTTCTCTGTTTGTGTGGGCGTAGTAGTTTCTTCAGTAATGGGTTTGCGCTGATCAACCTGAATCCCCATTATCTTGGTAATAGGTTTGAATTCGTTTCCTGTATTTTCTAACTCTTTTTCAGGAAGTCCAGACAAAGAGTAAAACCGCTTCTCGATGATTCCAATCTGATTAAAGATTGTTTCAGAAAGGTTCTTTAGGTCCGGTTCTGTCTCTAATGTCTCTTTGATGGAATGTTTTGCAGCATTTAAAATAGCTGCTGATTCTTGGATTACTTTGTTATGTGGATTCATCGTATTAATGTTTTGCCAAAGTTACTAAAAAAGGTATTATTTAACTTTATTAGTATTTAATGACTCACATTATTTGCACATACATAGAGAATGACTACAGATCTGATTCAATCCATTCCAAATCTTCATTATCTAAAGTTGAGGTGTCATCGTTGCTGACAACAATTTTTCCATTTCCATGGAGGCGTTGAATAGCTTGAGCTAATACATCGGCCACATCTTTCCAAGGACTTTTAGGGAAGAGGAGAATGCCTTGTTTGCTGTCATTATACAATTTATCGGCAATACTCTTTCTTATAAATACCATACCGGCTTCAGCTGGAGGTGTTGCCATGTTTGCCCTGGCTACTTTATCACCACCCGCAACTTCCACTTCAATTGCCACAATTCCCATTTTAGTAAGTGATTGCTTGGCGCTCTTACCGGAAGCCTTTGCTTCAATATAGTGAGGACCTCCAATCTTTTTCATCCATCCTATGAGCTTTGGAAACTCATACCATTCCCATTGAACATCATCAATATAAATATTGTGTCCAATCTTTCCTGCAGCAATAAATGCACTGGCCGCATTTTCATCCTTATCAGTATAAGCCAAATCCCAATCCTTACCATATTTGCTCATTAGGTGTTTAGCCGGGAAAAGATGATCAGGAATTTCTTTAAACCACTTTTTCCATATCAACCCACCAGCTGGTGCCGGCATTTGATCCATTTGGCCTGCGAAGCCTGCTGAACCCAAATCTAATCTTGCCTCACTCACTGCTTTGGGGCCTAATCTAACAAGATCTAAATAGCCTTTGGTATAATATTGACGATATTGTAAAGGCGAAACATTTATAGAATCTGTTGCAGGTAATCGCACATGATGTATTGAATTCTTTTTCTTTTCAAGCAAATGGCCAGTTGGATCGTTTGTTGCCAAACGTTGCATTATAAGGATCGTTACAGTAACTGCCTTATCTACCTTACGCATTGGTATTGTCGAATCAAACCAGGCATTAGCATTATTTACCTGATCAATAGAAGCGGCCTGTTTCGGGTTTAGCGGGTCATCAATGGTAATTATATGAGCATGCACACCGGTGACAGTACCACCGATAGAAGTTACATATCGCTGGCCGTTTTTGGTTGTACGATAGTTTGTTTTATTATCCTGATCTGATCTAATCTCAACTTCTGGAAAGTACGTTCGGTATTTGTCACTCCTGATGATGTTCCTTGATGCCATTGCATGCTCTGTAGACAATGACATTGAATAGCTTGCTGTAATATGCCTTAGAGAAGGATCACGCGTCCAACTCCATGCCGGCGCCATGATGGTAGCAATAGTAGATTTTGATGTACCTGGAGGAATGTTTATAATTACATCTTTGTCTTTTGGGAGGCGCTTCCTGATTTTACGCTTTGGATTATTAGGATCAGGCACCATTATTCCTATAACACGTTCATAAGCCTGTTGAATTTCATCACACAACACATCAAGGTGCCAATTCCATACCAATTCATCCTCGACAATAATAGACCACATCTCTTTAACGAAAAAAGACAACCGCCTACGGCTGAGTTCCGCGGCGGCAAGATCTGGGCTAAGTAATAATTGTCTTTCTTCCTTTTGAATTTCTCTGGCTTGTTCCCTTAAGGCTGTGCGAGGTCTTGCAGCTTTCATGTTATTCGTCCTCCCTTGGTTTGCGGGCTAAAACTATTTTCTCGAGAACTTCATTTGATAATTTTGTATAATCTACATCTGAAGGAATATGTTTTACCTGCAGCGGTTTCTCTTCATCGCCTGAAATCTCTATTTTCTTTATTGAAAGTCCCTCAAGTTTTATAATTTCCTTTTCAATAGAAAGCAATGCCTTAATACCTTCAGGTGTTGTCCTGTATTCCTGCGCAAGTGAACGCTTCATGTGCTTTAATTCCTGAATCTTGAATTTCCTTTTTTTATCCAGCGATTCATCTTCAAAATCAATCCATCTTTCCCTTGCCAACTGGATCATTTTTTCAGCATGGCGTTTTGAATTACTCCATTTTTGGTCAATAATATTTTTCAAAACCATAGCATGGGTATTACCCTCTATCAGCCATGCCTGGACAGCCAAGAGCCTTCTTTCAAATTCAACCTTAGTAGACCTTGGTGGCGCTTTCATCAAGACGAAGGGTATAACATGTTTATGATTTCAATAAGGTCTTTTTGCTCCTGTATTATTGCGCGGATTTTAGAAGCCTCATCTTCCCTCTTTTGCTGAACCGATTCGGGTATATTTTCTAAAGAAGAAGATGATATTGCCGTTAATGCATCGATACGGTTATTCATCCTTTTCTGCAGGAGTTCGATTATTGGCTTTATTGTGGCTGCCATAAGTAATATTTTTTCTGTTTCACTCATTGGTTTCGATTTTCGGGTTGCAAAATTGCAATATCACTACGCCAATGGGTGTCGCTTATTAGAGCGGCAAGGTCGATTCGAACGCCATCTCCTGATTGGTTAATCAGGCGCTATACCAGTTAAGCTATTGCCGCATGTTTCTTTGGGTATGGTTTTGCCGATTTCCGGCATTTATCTTTTAGTTGTTTCACCAAAGGGAATATATACCTGTGCTTGCCTTTCGTATAAACCAGTTCTGCATCCGGATCAATATACGTCCTAATTCATTCAATACTTTGTTTCCACCCTTTTTTAGCAATTGACCTGCCATGTATTACTTTTCCTCGAATCTTAAACTTCGGTGTACCGCCGTTTAGTTCAGTAAGGCCTTCATATATCCAGTTCGTCGCTTGATAAATTGTTCCTGCATGTTCCTGGTCACAATCAGCGTATGAAACAACAAGCCTCAATAACGGATTCATTTTCTGCAGCAACTTTAGTGAGATTGAAAGAGCCTTAGATGTATTCTCCTGTTTTCCATTTAGAGCTACCCTCACTAGTTCACAGACTTGACCTTGTACCAATCCATATTTTTTGCCTTGGTGCTGGTTAGCACCGGAGGAATAAACAATACAACCGCACCACTCACCCTTATCATTAAAAACAGAAAAGGAACATAGTGTCATAGGCATAGCTTTAGCGTAATGAAAGTTAAAGCATGAATATTTAACAGCTTGATATGATGCTATTTCAAGTTTCATATTTCTCCGCAAGAAACAGAATAAAAAGATTCTGGGAATTCTTCTAACAAACTGGATATCATAGGCATCGCTGCTTCTAATTGCCTGGGGTTGCTGAAAGTTATTTTAATTGTTGCTGGCTTCTCCTTTCCTACAGCTGTAAGTTCTTCCGGAATAGGTAGCGTCTGAAGCATTTCAAATTGTTCAATCTCGGAAAGATTAATTGAATTAAAAATTTCGCTGTTTATCTGCAGGTCATAAATATTCATGAACGCCTGCATGCCTTCCAATGTGATTTTGGCATATCGTGACGAGAAAACAAGAACAAGTGCAGCTGCTTCAGCTTTGTCATTACAGTCAATGAATAAAGCGGGCAACTTTTCAGGAACACTTATTCCTTCACACTCTAATTCTTCCAGGTCATGCTTACGATGATATCCATCCAAGCACCAAATGTCATTATTTTCATCCTGCCACACATTGAATGCATCGGCGAATCCATTCGCAACCAACGATTCTTTCAATTTGGATTTATTGACTGCTGTATGCTCCTTGAAACCATCCTGTTGTATAAATTTCAATTGTTTCCAGTTAATGTTTTCCGTTCTAATTATCCTTGACTTTATTGTATTCTTATTCTTCATTTTACTTCTACGCCGATTTATAATGAAGCAAAGTTACTTAAATAGATAATATATACCTTTTAAAGTAACTTCATAATTATAAGATGTCAATCTTTTCAATCTTTACCTTTTTACAAGTAGTTAGCTTGAGTTTTATTTAAGCTTTATGGTGTCAAATTTCCCTTTTAGGTTTTTGGCAATAAAAGAACCAATTGATTCGGCATTACAGAGCTGTTCCCAGATTTCATTCGGTACATTGGTATATTGGTAAAATCCTATTTTAAACGCAACCTCAAGAATTCTCTTTAGCGGGAAATAAAACAACTTTTTTACGTTACTACTATTCAAAGAAGACTTTTCCAGTACTCCACTTGGAACGATGGTCTTAATTTCCAGTTTGCAGCTGTTCCTTTCCGAAAGGCGAACTGTTTCCGCTTCCAAATCAGTAACACATTGATTGATGCTTTCCAGGCTATCATAATTGTAAGGATTGAAAACGCGGTCATTTGGAGCCCGTGTTTCAGCCACAAAATCAATTAAGTAATAGACAGTGTTGTTTTTATTTGCCTCGAAAGCTTCTTCGAAAGTGTCATAATCACCATTATTTACTTCTCGCCTGATAAGTCCTTCATCTTCCTTTTTGTCAATTTTTCGTGTTACAATGGCGTATCTTTTAGAGATTGCCATTACTTGATAAGGGAGCGTTTCATTTGCAAAAATTACTTCGTCTCTGTATTTTAAATTGTTTTCCATTTTATACCGGTTGACCGTTCTCCGGAAGGGTTTTAATTAAAGATTTTGTTCAATAAAAAGCTTACTGTTCTCATAAAAAGGGTCCTTTTGTGAGTTAAACCTTGAAGCATCTGTTTTGTTGTTTTCAAGAATACATTTTTTACAATAATTATTTCCTTCTATTTCGTGCCAACCGTGATCAATCAGCCTGTCTTCCAAGTCATTCATTTCAGGAAATGTTCCATAACCTTCACGACTTTCGAATACTTCCTTGCAGTTGTCACAGACAGCAACATATACCTGAGTTGTTTTTATCATGCTGTTTAATTTAACTCTGGGTCTTCATAGTCTACCATTTTTTTCCAATCCGCTTCGTGGGTGCCAGGCCTGCAGGGTATCTCCGCAATTAGTTTTCCGTCAACCTTGCAATAACCAAGTTCATTTTTCTCACAATAATTTTGTGCATCAGAAATGGATATCCCAGGAACATTAGGCCCTAAAAATGTTTTTAATTCACCATCAATCGGGCTTATTGCCCGAATGACTGTTGTATATAAGCTCATTTATATTGATGTTTTGTTCAGAATGCAAATAGGCTGGACCCTGATTAGTTAGGGGATATTATTTTTCATTTCCAAATTCTATACTTAGTTTGTCCCAGAATGGGCTTCCTTCAAATCCAAGGAAAACACCAGATTCGTAAATGTATTTTCGTAAATTCTTCCCTCGTTCTGTTTTGTCATAAATACAATAAGAGGACAAGTTCAACGCAAGTGTATTTAAGAGTTTATCTTTAGTCTCGTTTTCTTTTGATAACACAGAAACATACGATTGAACTATTGTAGTAAAATCTATGACTTTGGCTTCAAGCAACTGAATGATCAATAGATTTACTTCAAGTGGGTCTAAATCTTTGATTTCATTAATGATTGCATAGTTTTTTTGGAAGTATGCCTTCATAGATAATGTAATTTATCGTGCTTTAATTTAAGAATTCCGGCTTACCGGTAGTTGACAATACTTCAAACTCTACTACGAAAAGCCAAGGATTCGCGTAACGGGAATCAGAACCATTTATTTTATCCCAAAGAGTGCAGAACGATGTTACAGCTAACCCTACGGTTGGATAGTCATCATTCGGATGGCCATATCCTTTCGTATCAGCCAGATAGTCCTTGTACCTCATTCGACCATCAATATCACTTAGATATCTTTGAATTCCTTCCGCAACAGCATCATCTTCCGAAATGTCCATTAGCCTCTCTACTCTGATATTTTTAACCTTAAGCCAAATCCTCGCTGCTTCTTTAGGCATGTGGATAGATGGTTTGAATGGCTGAGCCTTTCCGGTTCGCTTGTAAAATATTTCATCATCTTCCGAGGTTTCATTATCATTTTTATCCACTATTTTAAAAATTCCTTTCTCCGCCATGGCATCTAATTGGAACTGCAGCCATTCTGCCGTAAAAGCACTATTATCAAATGCGTCTTTCAAATTCCATTCCAATACTTCGCCAGTAGCGTACTTGATATCGCATGTGCCATCTTCGAAATCCCATGAGTTAATTTGCCAGCTTTCCCTCACCCAAAGGAAATCACCAGGCTTCCCGTAGGGACATTGACCTAAGATATCCTCAACATCTCCATCTTCATTTAGCAATAACCATTCAGCCGGTTCCATTTTGCCATCATCTTCATTAAACCATTCTTTGTAAGCGTGATGGATACCATCCATTTCTACTTTGTCCCAATTTTGAGCAGCGTGATTCTTAATTATACGCCTTGTCTGTGTTTTCCTACCTTCTATTAAGGCTTGCACCATTATTGTGCTGAATAGGATTGGTATTTCCTTAATCATTGGAAACCTCCTTTTCGTTTACTTCAAATTTCCCTTCCTGATGAAGCTTTCGGAAATAATGTACTCTTTGTTGATCAATGGAGTGCCTTTCTGCAATTTCGCTATCAGAATCGCCTTTTACTATCAATCTCTTGATCGATAGTACTTCAGCACCATTTAAGTTTCGCATTTCATGCGCTTTGATAGATTTTTGTTTCATTTTTATAATTGCCCATTCGGACCGGTTTTAGTTTAATGTCGATTTTTTCGCCCTTTCCTTTATTTCTGACAATATATCCTCATCTTCTGATTCTTCACATTCAAGAAAACAGAAGTCATTTATATCTTCTTCTTTTTTCTTTTTAATCATTTCTTTAATAACCTCTGGGGTATAGGTTACTTTAGACATATTGGTACATTCTTCCATGAAAATGGACACTCGCTCCATCATTGAAAAAAGATCAAGTACTTCTCCACACATTGCTTCCAGTAAATCTTCTTTGGAAAGGTTCTCCCATCCCCTTACCATCTCGGGATGTTTTTCACGCATTTGATGTGTATTCGGCATGTTCTTCGGAATAAATCCTTCTGGATGCTCTTCGTATTGCTCTCTATCCAAGTCGGCAGCAATTAAAGCTCCGGCAACAATTTTCCGTGATCTCTCGCTTTTTTGCATAAGACGTGTACAGTAATTAAAATTCCAGTTGGCAGGCAAGGTTCCACTTCCGGTTAAAAGTGTAATAGCTGCCCTTATTAATTGGCCTTTTGAGTTTTCTTCAAAATCAGACTTTACTGTTCTGCCATGTTTTTCGATTTGTTCTTGCCTTTCTTGGGCAATAAGTTCAATCCCTGTTTTCATAATGCAATGCCCATCCGGAGCCGGTGTTTAGTTGAGTAAAAGAATATTGTTGTTATTTACAATTACAAATGGTCCATTTTTTGTCATTGAATTCCTGCAAGGGCATTTCCTGAACACTTAAGTTGTATTTGAATACCTCATTTTTAAATTCGTTTCTTGCCTTCACATTTTTGTTGAGCAAGTCTGAGTGAGCGGCCCGAACCCAATTGTTACACTTTGGGCAAACTGATACTTTAACCGGTTGTTCCATTTATTATATAATTTGAAGTGATTGTTGTAATAAATTTTGAAGAAAATTGTATTTAGAATTTTCCACGTAATATTTCATAGCAGGTCCTGATCACCCAACAGATGAAAAACAGCAAGAGTGCGCATGCCCCCAAAAACTTAATAGGGCCTACATTTTCTATGATCCTCAAAAGTGATTCCATTATAAAAGAATTTGATTATTAGTTTGTAACTCCTGGTACAGGGTATTTCCATTCTTAGTAACAGCGTAGGGCAGGAATACCTGTGCCATATCGGCCAATTCAGCTTCTATGATTGCCATCTGAGCCTCAACCCAATCTTTAATAATTCGCCAGCCAACACGTAGCGCCTGTTCCTTATTACATTTATTGCGTGGTACCTTTTTGTTTTTCTGCATGGCCTTCATCACACCTTCGAAATTGCAGGGCATTGAAAAAGCCATATCACGATTGTTCCAGTTAACAGAAAATGTAAGTGCAATCGGATTGCCATCCTTATCATTATCCATCACAACTTTCCTTGCGCCTCTCTTTGCAAGGATTTGCTGAATTTCTGTGATGGTTTTGTAAGCATCAATGGAGGTTGTGTAGTTTAGTATTGGCATAATTATTAATAATTATTGTTAGAAATTGTATTTTGGAAAATCCCTTATCCTTAAATCTTCCGGCCATTCATCCATATCACCACCATGCCGGTCTTTTAATTTTAATTGCTTTGATAGATGCGTTCCAAGTTGCTTCACGAATACGGAAATGTGTTCTCGTTTGCAGTCATTAATAATCTTTCTAATCCATTCCAATTCGCATGGCCGGTACCGGTATTTACCGTTTTCATTTCCTGATTCACCTCCGACAATAACCCAATCAATTCCAGGCAATACATGAAACGATTCTTTTAATTGCTCATAATACTTCATCGCTTTTGATAAGTCGATTTCACCATGCAGGGGTTCTAGGCTTAAAAACTTCACTTTAGCATCTATCTCGGTAACCAGCGATACCATTCTTTCTATTGCCCCCTGACTTCCTATGCTGGTTCCCAGCCACACATTATCCCAACCTTCACCCCAATCAGCTGGCAGACATTCTGGTATGCGTTCCGGCCTTTTGGTAAGTATCTGGAAAGTATGCTGCGGGCATCTGCGGATAATATCCCAGGCTTCATGTCGGTAACTATCAATGTCAGGGTGAAAGAAGTCTGTAAGGGAACATGTAAATATTCTGCTTGGTTCCTTTATTGTCAATGGCAGATTAAATACTGTCTTTGTCCTGATAACCTGGGCTGGGTCATATCTGGTATTATTAAGGCTCTGCCGGTACATGTAACAGAACTTACAATCAGCATCAACCTTGCTGCAGCCACGGGCTATATTCCAAGTGTGATCTGTCCAGGCTATACTACTTTCTTTTCCCATTTCTTATTTTTTTATTGATATTAACTCCCCAAGTGGGTGTATTTTTATGACATTTACGGCATAGGCATCTACCGTTTTCAACTTCAAAAATTCTTTCATTTAACAATGCTTCTTCTATTGTTTTGATATTATCTTCAAACACAATCTTTGCTAATGGAATAATATGATCTGCATCAATCGTTATATTATTTCCAGCTTTTTTCACATTGCAATGTGTACATGTAAACTGATCCTTTCTATAAACATCTCTTCTCCATTTTTTATATCTTTCGGTATTCCTTATTTGTAGAATGAGTGAACTAATGCCGCCTTTCCAGTTTGGATTTCCAGGTCCTTTATTTATAATTCTCATTTTTTGTTTAGAATCTTCAGTATGTAGTTTGCCTTTAAAAGTTGATACACGTCCTTTTGTAACGACCTTCACTTTTACTCTTTGACAGAATCTGCACTTAGATACTAATCTATCCCACCTTGAATTGTCAATATTGAATAGTGCTTTTGATATCCATTTTCTACATTTAAAGCACCACTTTAACCCATTGCTTACTTGCTGGTTATAAAAGTCTAAGTTCATACCTTCCTTTTTACAGAATTGCTTAATCCGGCCTTCTCTTGTTGTCCCCATCCTATATAATAGTTTATATAATTTAATTTTGTACCTTTGAGTTACTCTACTCTCCGAAGTGACCAAGGTTCCTTCGGTGTGTCAGAGTGGTTTATCGTGCTCGCCTTAGAAACGAGTGGCTGTAAAAGGTCCGCAGGTTCGAATCCTGTCGCCTCCGCAATAATTTGGCTCCTTCGGGAGCCACTTTGGATTTTAGGGCAGTAATAATTCTATTTCATTTTACGATAAGCTAAAGCAATCAATCCTGCATCTCTCATTTCCTGATTCGTCCGACCTTTCAATCCTGTTTGCTTTTCAAATTCTTGAGCTGTTATTTTCCTGTCTGGTCCCTTCCAGACCTTCAACAACGGTTTTATTTCCTTGAACGGAACTTTCAGATGATCACACATTTCAGATATTTTTTTAGCCACTTCAAAGTTTGCTCCTGTCCTCTCCCCTATTTTGGCATTGATATTTGCAGTTCCCCGAATCTTATGCCAGTTGCCTTTATTAAGCCATCCGGCCTCTATTACGACGAGTTTTATGTTATCCTTGTGTTCTGTTAAGTATTTATACAATTCAAAGAATTTAAGGCAGGTTAATTCAAGTTCGTTGGTGACCTGATTTATTGTTGCTACACCTGAAGCATCAACATCAGGATCAATTCCTATTATCAAGGTTTTCATATCCATTAGCTGACCTTTGCCATATCATGAATGGTTTTCAATTGCCGTACAACATGTGCGATAGGTTTACTATGGTAATCCTTAATAACCTCCGATATCGCCTTAATGATGGGACCTGATTCACTTTTGTTTGCAGATTCAATTACTGCCCTTTCAAATTGTTTCTTAGAATTTGCCGTTTCACTTTCAGCCACCTGCTCCAGATATCTCATAACCCTCCCCGAACGTGACTTTGTATGCTCCGGAAGCGTGAAACCAAACTGTGCGGTAAGCAAGTCACGTAAACGATTATAGTTTTCTATTGATTTAGTATTCATTGTCTGATTTTGATTTAATTATTAAATAAACTTTCGTCCCTTCCATCAAATGTGGGCCAATACCGTCCATTATTTTCAATAACACCAACTCATCCTCTTCCAAACGTTCTATCACATTTGGATTGTCGGAAAGGGAAATAGGGACATTGGTAACATGGCCGTTGGGATGGTGTATTTCGATTCTCATTTAAAATGGTGCATCGTCAAACGCCTGCATCTTCTTACCCTCTATCCTTTCATCTGGTGAGGAGGTTGGCATACCGGCAAATGGCTTAAAAGTTGTATTGCGCCCCATGTAGGCATTTGCTTCCGAGGGGTTCATCCACTTCTGTATATTTCCAAAAAACTTGCATTCCTCCATATCCCCTAAACTGCCATTCCTATGTTTTGCTATTTTTATGACATTTTTTATCTGGCCGCTTTCGGCATCTTTGGGATGGTGGATAAACATTACTATATCAGCATCCTGTTCTATGGCACCGGATTCTCTTAAATCGGAAAGCATAGGCTCCTTATCACTTCTTTTTTCAACATCACGGCTCATCTGTGAAAGCGCTATTACCGGTATATCCAATTCTTTGGCAATACCTTTCAGCCCACGCGATATCTTGCTTATTTCCTGTTCACGGTTGCCTCCCTTTGTTTCGCCGGCCATCAGCTGCAGATAGTCGATAATCAGCAATCCGATATTGTGTTTCCTTTTTAACCTCTTGGCGCGGGCGCGGAGTTGGGTAATCGAAACCCCAAATGTTTCATCTATGTGAATATTCTTGCTTGCTATGATGTTTAAAGTCTGGTCAATATGTGATGTTTCGATATCAGAGAGCTGCCCTTTTGTTATTTTTTCCAGCTCTATCAGAGACAAAGCGGAAACAACTCTTTTCATAAGTTGATCAGCTCCCATCTCAAGGCTGAATATTGCTACCGGTACAGGGTCTTCACCGACGGTAGCATTCAAGGCAAGGTTTAAAGCAAAAGCAGTCTTTCCAACGGAAGGCCTTGCAGCAAGAATAATTAAATCCGTATTTTGCCAGCCACCGGTTTTATCATTGAGCCATGAATAACCTGTATTTACTCCGGTAATGTCTTTCTTGTTTTCTTTTGCAGCCTGAAGATTTTCCATGAAGGGAATAATCAAATCCCTGATGGGTTTAGCTTCCGATATATCACCTTCCGAAATAATCCTGATTAGTTCTTGATCTGCGGCATGCACTATATCGTTTAATGATTCACCATTTTCATAAGACAATGCCATTAATTCGCCGGCAACCTTTATCGATTCACGTCTCTTATAACATTCCAGAATATCTTCAGCATGGGAGAGGATTGTGTGATCAAATACTGTCTTGTCTGATAATTTTGTAAGGAAATAACCACCGCCAATCAATTCAAGGTTACCTGAATTTGAAAGCTCCGTAGTTACACCAACAAGATCAACTTTCTGGCCCTTACCGTTCATGGTGAGGATTGCATCATAAATCCTCTGATGAGCATCGAGATAAAAGCATTCACCGGATTTAAGGATTTCCATTACCTCTATCAATCTTCCGGAACCGTTAATCAGCTGACTCAGTACTGCAGATTCCGCCTCTTTGTTTTGAGGGGGAATTTTGCCGTACATTGGCTGAATAACAGGTTTCTTTTGGCTATTGATCAATTTATTTAATTTAATTGTTTCCACGGTTATACCAGTTTGTAAAAGTGTAATAGGCCGAATTATTCTTTTGATTCAGTAATTTCCAATTGTGCATTTTTAAACAAAGCGACATTATTTCCTCCGATGTACATTTTTCTTTCAGTTTTAGAAATTGCTCCTGCGTAAATGGCTCTTTCATTTTGGTAACAGCCGGCGCCTTATCCAATAGCCATGCCTGAAATTTTATAAAAGAATCATCGGAAAGAATTGGCTGTGTCTGAGTTTCGTCAGAAACAATCTCTTCTTTTTCTTTACTTTCCTTTACTTTACTTTTCTTTCCATTTATTGCATTGCTTTTGGTTTGCTTTTGTAATGCATTTGCATTGGAATTGCTTTCTTCTTTTGATTTATTCCATCTCTCGTGGGCTGCCTGGCTTCTTTTTTGAGATATTTCTTCTTTAATATCCATCCTTCTTTTAAGACTTTCGGAGTAGAAACACTTACCACATTCGGTAAAGGAGAATAACCCGAAATCATTAATAATGGATTTTATTTTGGCGGAATCGGAACGAAGGTCATAGGCTATAACATTATAATCACAGACACTCGTATAGTTCTCGCACTCTCTTAATTTTTCAATAATTGCCCAAAAAAGCCCATAGCCCTCCCACCCTAACTTCATCCTTAAAGCCACCGTCTTATCATCTCCCCGCGCATTACTATCGTGAGAAAAGTAAAATTTGTCCTTTGCCATTTCATATTTTTAACTTGCTTCAAATAATTCTTGTTGCGGGTTCCTTGGTTTCATTTCCTGTTTTATTACGTTGTCCAGGATTGCTTCATATTTTTTCATCCGCTTTCTAACATTACCATCACGGGTCAATTCATACTTCTTCTGAAGCTGCCTGACTTCGAAAACAAGTAATATGAATTGTGCCGGTGTCATCAGGCAACTTTTTTAATATTACTTCTTTGTAATGACAATTCATTAATGGCCAGTGTCATCCTGTTTGTCCATGCCATTACAACATGCGGCACGACACTATTACCAATAAATTTCTTCTGGTCTGTTTGGTTGCCATGCAATTTATAGTCGGCAGGGAAACCCTGAATTTTAAGAAGCTCAACAACTTTGAGCATGCGCATTTTAATATCAACAATGCCGTACAAAGCCATGAATTCTTTAATTTTTACCACAATCGGCAAATCATCATCATAAACCTGAATTGCTATCTGGCCGGTTTCAGCATTTATAAGATAAAGTGGCGCCTTATCCTGTCTTGCGACAATAACTGGACAGGGCTTATCAATGCTGCCATTAGCACCGCCCCATGAAGGGTTCACTAAATATGCCCACTTTCTGTTAGCCGTAATTGTTGGTGCAGGCTGTTCAATAGAAGTAGGAGTATTAGCGTAATTGGTGTTCATTACAAATGCGGTTACAATGTTCATCTTCGGGACAGTCATTAATGCCCCTGCAGGTTGTTCTACGCTTTGATGCTGCCCGCCTCCTGAAAAGTTACGGTCAATAAAATGCTGTGTGCTGACAAGACAATGCTTATCGTTTGCAAGAATACTGCCTGCAGGCTGCTCCAGGGACTGATGATTGTCTGCCCCTCCATATTGCTTATCCAGAAACTGAGGATGAATGATACTCAGTTTGTCCTTACAGGTAAGCGTTGGACAAGGGTCGTTTATATCATTGGTACTGGAGCTGTGATGATAATTCACCAGATAATTTGGGTGGACCAATGCACATCTGTCTTTTGTAGGTATGGTCGGCGCCGGTTCATTGACGCTTGAATTGTTATCTCCATTTCCATAATAAGCGTGTAAGAAAGCAGCCTGAATTAAATCCTGATTTCCACCGGTAGATGTTAGCGTTCTTGCGGGTCCTTCAATATCCACAATCTTGCTTTCAGGATCACCGCTATTTCTTTGGGATATAAAGGAGGCCTGTACCAATGCCTGGCTGTCAATACATTTAATTGTTCCGGCAGGGCCCTCAACTGAAATGTTTTTACCATCAGGATCACCAGAAAAATACTTGGAAATGAATGCTACACCTAATCTGTTTTGACAGGCTATTGTCGGACAAGGAGCGTCTGTTGATGGTGGATGGTGTACTCCGGCAGAGGTAGTCGAATTGTATTTTAAAATAAAGTTTTCTTTACCCCCTGCAATATGTTTAATCAGTCCGGCATAAATGCGATCGAATGTTTTTGGAGAAAGTTCCTTTTTTCTTCTGAAAATGCTTTTACCCTCATCTGAAAAATCCAGAACGTCTTTCACCGGCATCCACTTTTTTAAAGGAGTGTCAAACAACTCAGTTGATTCTGAAACTTTCTTTGAATGGGTTGGTTCAGGCCAAACAATCGGTAATCCTTCTTTAGCAAAGCATCCAAATAGCCTGTTTCGGCTGGTGTAAGCCCCAAAATCAGCACTATTCATTTGTTTCCACTCGTCACGATATCCATAAGAACATAATCGGTTACGCCACCTGTTCCAATCGGTACCGTTCTTTCTGCTGACTGGTTTCCCTTTGGCATCTAATGGCCCCCAACTCATAAACTCGACCACATTCTCAATCTGAACGTAATCAGGCTTTATAGCAAGGATGTAACGGTCCAGGAAATCAGCGAGCGTCCTACTATCTGCATCACGCGGTTGACCACCTTTAGCCTTGCTGAAATTGGTACACTCAAGGGATGCCCAAAGGATAAGTTTTGCTTTTGGGTATTTCCGCCGGTAATGCCTGACAATATGTTTTAATCCGGCAAGATGTAATGTCCTTATATCTTCCTCAAAGTGTGCAACTTCCGGGTGGTTTGCCCAATGGCTTTTTATTGCAATAGGATCATGGTTAACACATGCGATTACCTTCGCCTTTCCATCAGTCATAGAAAAACCTTGAGTCGTCCCGCCTGCGCCACAAAACAAATCGACTACTAAAAATGTTGGTGTCATGCTCTATTTTCTAATAAATCAAATAATGAGGGAATACCCACTTGTTGCGTTGCTGCCTGACAATGAGAGGCACCATCTAAAAAGTAAGAAGGGTTAAGTTCGCAGGCCATTCCAAATCGTTTCAAAAGAATGGACCAGTATGGAACAGTCATCAGCCCACCGAAAGGGTCATACACGATATCACCTTCATTGCTCATCTGGGTAATTACCCTTTTTACAATATCAAATTGCATCGGGCACAAGTGCATTTCCTTTCCTTTGCTCCATTGCTTACCGTTAAGGGTAAGCATCCGCGTTATATCTGTCCATACTTCGTCGCTCCAGCTCTGGGGTTGGAGGAGCATAAAAGAAGGGGGTAATTTCCCTTTTTGCTCCAACAGTTCACCAACCCTTACATGATGTTCAAAATTGTAAACTTCTTCAAGGCTGTGTTTTTTATAAAGCTTGAAAACCTCATCCGCTTTTAGGGACCATAAATCTTCAGGATCAATGAGCCTGTCGCCTGAACTTCGCGTGAAGCCATGGGCATCCACCTGCCATTTCGCAATACTGTAACCACTTTCAAGTTTGATTGGAAATTTAAGATCCCTGTCATAAGGTATCAGGTTTCCTTCAGGAGTAACCATTACGGGCTTCCTTTTCAGTACCGGTTCATCGGCGTATGCATTACTAGTATCTGTCGGCGGCTTACGGAAAAGCAGAAGGTATTCGGGCATACCGACTCCCATCTTGCTGCCATCCTTACATTGCTCTGACCATCCTAAACGGTATGTTTGATTATTTTCCCTTACTACGTCGGTAACAATAGTTTTCATGCCCATATAGGCGAAGCCATGTTTAACCATATGCTGAATGCAATCAATGTGAAAAGGATAAGTTGTCTGGAACCCTAAGCCTGTAATGCCAGCCGGTATTATCCTGTCTTTGACATGCAGGGCATATATACGACCTGGTTTCAGCACCCTAAATGTATCAGGAGTCAGATAGTCCATTTGCCTAAAGAATTCTGCATTGCTTTCCGAATGGCCAAAATCCGCGTAGTTAGGGGAATACTCATATTGATTGGAAAATGGCCATGAGGTAAGTATTAAACCGACGCTGTTAGTTTCTATATTCTTCGTTTCCGGAACATTATCATTTTGGAATATGGCAAATTTGTCGGTACGTATTTCTTTGCGCTCTATGCCCATTTTACGCGTGAGCTGCTGGGCCATTGCCGCTTGTGAAAGCCCAAATTTCTTTACGATATCTATCATCTTTTGAACCAGTTTATTGTGTTGTTTCCATTTGCGCTCAAGAGTCCTGCGGACCTCTCTTTCTGCCTCTGTATAAATAAGATCTACCCTTACCTGATTTTTTTGCAGGAAACGTAGTAACCTGTGTATGCTTTGAATGAATTCATTGAACTTAAAACCAATACCCATGTAGATTGCCCATGAACAATATTTTTGAAGGTTGGTACCGGAACCAAGCATGGAAGGTTTCCCCCCGATTTCAGGAATTAAACCGTTTGAGAAATCAGAAACAATTTGTTCTCTCAATTCAAGTGGTTGGTTACCAAAAACTGTTTTGATGGAAGGGATTGATTTTTCCAATGACTCCCGCTCAGATTCAAGGTCATGCCAGATAACACGATGTGCGGATAAATCCTCCAGGCGTAATTCAAGTACTTTTTTGATTCTTGCAGGCAGGCTTTCCCTTTTTTCTTTTGATGCTCCCTGTAGACCAAGTGCCAGACTACGGAATAAAAGGCCTTGGCCACTCTTTTCGGTACCGGTATCTTCATGGTTACTTGTAAGCTCATGCCACCTTAAATCAAGTTCAGGTAATATATATCCTTCATCATCTGCGGGATTACCGGTAAGGTCTGATGGCTTCGTGACAAATAAAGCCCATGATGCAACCCACAGCCAGAATTCCTCCTCTTTGCTCTCCAATAATGTCAGGTTATCTGCTTTTGTGCTATCCCTTTTGAAGAACCTTGTTTTTGCCTGGCTAACATCCATTACCCCAAGGAAATCTGCGTATGCCAATAGCTCTATATAATCGTTTGGTGACGGTGTAGCGGTAGCAACAAATCTATACATCACGCATTGTACACCACGCCTATTACCATTAGGCCCTGCATCACCTGTAAACAATCTCATGAATTCACGGAAAGTTTTCGATCCTCCAAATCCCCGAAGAATGGACGCTTCATCAAGAGATACCACATCAAAATATCTTGGGTCTATCTTGCCATCACGTATCGTCTCATAGTTAGTCAGGTAGATATCGTTATCATCTTCAATTTCTGATAAGCACCTGATGAATTTTGGAAGTTTGTTCCATCCAAGGATGTCTCTGGCGTCATTTATAAATTCAGCCCTGACACCCAATGGGCAAACAATCAATCCCTTCCCACTTGTAAGCCTGCCGGCCTTTCCTAATTCGCGAAGCGTACAAAGAACTGTTTCAAGCTGTGTAACCGTCTTATGCAATCCGAAATTTGCAAAACACGCAGCCCTCCCATTCTCTACCAGCCATTTTACCATTAGCTTGTTATGTGGCTTTAACCTTGGGTTTATTTCGTCTACTCCAATTGAAAAGCCATTGGAAGCGGCAAGTCTTACCTTGTTTTTCAGGAATTGGTCATATGGTATTGTCGGTGTCATCTATGCTGCTTTTTTAAACGGTACGTCTGTTAGTTGTTTGCCCTGATTGGCAATGTATAATTGTCCTTTTCTATCCTCCTTAATCAACATTGTTTCAATTTTTCCAAATAGTTCTATGTTGCCTCCCAAATCCACGAACCAGCCTGAATTCTTATCTTTATGTGGCCTCATTATCCTGCCGATAATCTGATAGTATAATGCCAGTGACATTGTAGACCTTGCCATAAGCACCGCTTCCAATTCCGGATAATCAAATCCTGTAGTAAGCACTCCGACGTTTATAACACACCTTATCTTACCTGACTTGAAGTCTTTTAATATGCGGGACCTCTCTCCTCCTTCTGTTTCACCGGTAATAACTACAGAACCGGGTATGCCTTTTGCCACTTTGTTTGCCTCACTTATAAGCGTACAGAATACAAGCAGGTTCTTTCTTTTACTCAACAGCCAATTGGCATATTTAACAGTCAGGCCGGACATGTTGACTTTCTTTTGCATTTCACGAATGGATGCTTCCGTAAAATCAGTTCCCGAACTATTCAGGGTAAGCAAATTCCTGTCATAGGCCTTTATAGAGAAATATTCAAGCTTGGCCAGGTGCCCTTCATTGAACAGCGTTTCTGTCTGTACATAATAGCTGACATTGGTAAACACCCTTGGATAAGTCCTTGTAAGGAATTTCAATTCTGCGCCTTCCGCTCCTGTTGATAATCTATAAGGCGTGGCTGTCATCCCGAGTATCTTAGCCTGTGGCATCCGGTCAAAGAACTGTTTGTACATACCATCATCTGAATTAACTAAATGGCATTCGTCGATTATGATATTTTTGACATCTTTAAAAAGGTGTGCCTTTTTTGCAATGCTGCCAATCGTTGCAAACGTTACAACATCCAGATACTTCTGGCCGGCTGATGCAGAGTATATACCTGCCCGAAAACCGTAACTCCTGTATTTGGCAACGTTCTGTTCAAGAATTTCTTTTGACGGCTGCAGTACTAATGTCTTACCATGGGCACCTTTCGCGATGTTTGCGATGATTACAGATTTTCCGGAACCGGTAGGATAGATTTGTAACGTATTACGATATGTTGTGTAATTATTGAAAAATGACACAGCTATATCAATCCCTTCCTGCTGGTACCACCTTGGACTGAATATCACACCCTGTTGCTTTCAAGGTCAATATCTGCAGGATCTAAACCTTCGGTTTCGTCGCTTTCGTCATCGGTACCTGTGTCACTATTCTCTCCTTCCGTTTCCTTAATCTGGTCTAAAATGGTACGTTGCTTAATATGCTTACCTTTTTCTTTGTGAGATAATTCTTCATCTTCTGAATCAGGAAGCGTATATTTCCCTTCTTTGTATAGAGAAACTTCTTCACGGATAAGGTTTATTAATGCTCTTAACTCGTTGTGCCACTGATAAGATGATAACTCATCAAAAGGAATACGAGGGGTTGAGAAACCTGTTCTACCGCCGGTACAGCTAATATGTTTACTTCCAGTTATAACGACCGTTTCATTTTCTTCAGCTCCTACAATCTTTATACTGGTAACGTGGTAAAGCGAGGTTAATTCGTGGATGTGAAACTTATCGATGTCATCAATTTCGGTGTTGCTATGCTTGAATACATCATCAATACATGCGAAGTGGACATGTAGCTTTCCAAAGGCCTCCCCCAAATCGTTTTTATAAAGGCCGGCTCCTTTTACGTTGGGGTGCTGGTCACCTAAGCCAACACCTTCGGTCACTTCGAATCCATAATTACAGAATCCATCATTGATGCTGGCCGATACAATTTTGTAAGGACGTTTTGTTTCTTTCAATCCTAAAGCTTCCGCTACCGATGCAACTACTTTTGAATTATTGCCTAAAGTGACGGTTAGTTTTTTTCTACTCATTTTGTTTTAATTTATTGTTTGAAAAATAGCTTGCGGGCGATATCGGGTTCGAACCAACATTGACTAATAAAGGACCTGTCATATTACCGTTGATTTACTTCGCGTGTCTCGGCCAACATAACCACCTATCCAAGGCACCCATATAAGCCCGCCCATGCATAGCGGGCTCATTTCAGTTTGTGTGATGAAATCCTGTTTTATCCTTGCAGGTAAAGACTTAAACTATTTCATTCTGCAATGTTTTGTTGAGATTCCCTTCTTCAGTTTCGCCCAACCTTATCGTTTGCGACATCAGGAACCTTTAATGGTTGGTTCATTCAAAAATTAAATTCCTTAAACCCTTACACCATAGAAATAGTCAGGGTAAACACTCACTCATATACAGCTTCTTAATAATCAAATGTTGTCTGTTCATTGGGATTTGGAATGTTTATTCCCAACATGTTGGCTGCAAAAAATTGAATCCTTTCTACGTAAACCATAAAATTAACCGTTGTCATTTCTGTTGTAGAACCAGGTACTTTTATAGTGTGCCCGTTGTCCAATTCCACTTCCTTCAGATTAAATTCCTTCTTTAAAAATTCATGTACTTCTTCTTTTAGCAGGTTATGGCCTAAGTCATTAATGCCCTGTTGTATTAATGGGACACATACACCCCAGTAATAAGCATTTTGTACAGTACTACGGTTTCTTCTCTTTATTTCGACAGTGAGCTTTACGTCCTTGCCCTTATTCTTGAATAACCAATCAGTTAATTGAATCCTTAGCGGAATATTCAACCTGCCGTCATTTAATACATGTCCGTTCAATTCTAACTTTTCCATTAATAACCTTGAAGCAGCATTTCACATATATTGTTCGTATCCGGATTGAAATCAGCCTTGAAATACATCCAATGAATAAAATCCAGATGCTCACTTGCTGGTTGCCCCCTGTATTTTCCAAAGTTTATCAGTATATCTCCGGCATCATTGCTAGTAAACTTCCCGGATATGTCTAGTATTGGGCTATCATAATTGCTTATCAGCGCCAATTCGGAAACATCACTGGGCAAATCTTCATACCGATCCAATTGAGATGCCAGCACTTCAGCGGTAGCAACGGTGTCCGCCTCCGCACCGTGCGCACCTTCCAAGTCTTTATTACAATAGAATTTATAAGCAGCGGTAAGTGTACGCTGTTCCTTTATCTTGAAAATATTTCCTACATCAACGAGGTATGATGCTTTGTAATTCCATTCTATTCCCGCCCGTCTGAACTCATTGTAAAGAAGTGGGAAATCATATCTTAGGCTATTGAATCCTGCAAAGTCGCATTCAGATATAAAGTCAATTAGACTCTTGGCAAGTAGTTTGAATGTCGGCTCGTTTGCAATATCATCATTAGTAATTCCATGAATTGCTGTTGCAGATTCAGGTATTGGTATAATTGGATTTATCCTTCTGGTTTTTATTTCTCGTTCGCCATTGGGGTGTAATTTGACAAGCGATAATTCAACTATACGATCGACATCACAATCGATACCAGTACCTTCAATGTCTATGAAAACAATTGGTCTTTTAAGTTGTAGTTTCATTTTAAATAGCTGATTTATTAAAATTTTCAATTACTATCCCGGCGTCTGCAATTGTCACCTTCTTTCCCGTGGCCGCAACTATCTTCTTCTCAAATTCCATTGCATTGCTATTGCTATCCGAAAGGTGTATCAATACTATATTGTTTACGGCACTTAAATCATTGGCTAAAAGAAAATCCCTGCAGGTGTTGATGCTCATGTGAGAGTTGATAACCCTATCCCTTAAAAACTTCTTATCTGCTAACAATTTTTCATAAATGATATCCTCGCAATAATTAGCCTCAACTATTATATTGTTTAAGCCGGGGAACTTATAGTTACAATAAGTAGTGTCTGTCAAAAAACACACCAAACCACATTCCTCATGCCTGATTAAAAATCCAAGTGGTTCCGGAACATCATGGTGTATATCAAAGGCCAGTATTTCAAAATTTCCAACCTTTATTTTCTGGCCCTTTCTGATATGAGTTATACCATGATGCTGCACATTCTTGGCCTCGGTGGTTCCTTTGCTGACAATCACTTTGATACCGGCATTTAAAGCGTCTGACAATGATTTCGAATGGTCATTGTGGTTGTGGGTACAAAGAGCCGCAGTAACCTTTGATAAATCAAAACCTAAACCCTGCTTAATTTTGCTGAATGGAATACCCAGTTCAATTACCAATGATTCTATGTCATTTTCAAGGATGTAACAATTCCCATTACTGCCGGTACCTAAAACTTTTAACCTCATATTGGACAGGGATCTGAACCTTCACCATCTTTAATTTCTTCTGCATCATCAAATGACATCGTTCCGGAATTGGCATTGTCATTTATATCGTTTTTTACGCTTTCAACCGCCGCATCATTATCAATGTCCTGATTCATTGCTCCAGCCATTTCTACCGATAAGAAACCATAATGGGATAAAAGATTACGCAAGACTGTCTTTGTAGCCATTTCATCAAAGTTTGATTTCCAAGGGCTGCTGGTTGAATTATAGGATTTGCTGTATCGCTTTGCATGTGCATCTACTTTATCCTTAGTCATGTATAAAGTCTTTGAAAACCCATTCAGCATCTCAATATGTGCGAAGTAGCCTATAACAGTTTCACTTTTCTTCTCACCTGTCAAATCAAATTCACCGGTGAGCTTATTCTTTGTTTTGAACTCACCTTCATATACCAAATCAGCATTAATGATTTTATACTGCCCGGTTCTCATTGCTAATTGGATATATCCTTTATAGCCCAATTGAAATGTAGGCTCCATGACTTTAATCCACTTCCCTTCAGCATCCTTTCCCTTTGTATTATTGAAACCAATCACATAAGCAAAGCCCAGGGATTTGTTGATCGGTAGTTTAAGTACAGCAGCTTTTAAGCATTCTTTTACTACGGCTCCGGCATCACATTGTTGAAGGCTTGAATCGCTACCATATAAATCGATTACGGATGCAATGAACATATCTGAATGTTCTTTCAATGCATTTTTGAATTGAACTGTTACGCTTTCGGCAGAAAGGACACTTTTTAATTTGTCTATGGATGACTTTTGTAATTGTTGGTTATTGTTATCAGCTGACATAGCTATAAGATTTTAAATTTTTAAAGAGTTGTTTTTAATAACCGGCTGTATAAACAGCCAGTCTAAACCAATTCACCATGAAAAAAGGTTATACTGCTTCCAGCATGCCAACCGATTCGGTTATGGTTAGCTTTTCATGAGCAGGTGAAACAATAAGATTGATTATTTGGGTAACAGTGTCGATAAGCTCCGTAACCGATTCTCGGCCATCTATGAACATCGGCGCATAGATGTTATAGTGCTTACTGAGCGTATTGATGATGTCCACACCGGCATTTATAATTGAAGCAGTATTTACCGCGCCGCCATGGATAGGCTTGCCATTTACGAGGCATTCACAATCCTCATCAATTTCACCGTTAATCTGTGTCCTAAACATTTTGAATGAAACGTAGCTGAACATTTTGTTTACAATGTTTTCTACCTCATCCATCTGCTTTAAGCTGAACTGTAACATGTAAAATTCCTTTTTCTCCAGGTCAGCCACTTGCTGGGATAATATTTTTTCCTGAGCTTTCAGCTCTTCAATTCTGAGAAGGTTATTTTTGATAAGCACTTCGTTTTGTAGGTCCTTGCTTATTACCTCTAAGGATGCCCTGATTTCATTTTTACGGATAATCAATACGCTATTATCTACCGGCTTGAATTCAGCAAGTTCAGCGTCGATTTCATGTACCTTAGCCGTAAGGATTTTGTACTCCTCGTTTTTATCAAGGGCTTCGTTCAACACTTCATCAGGAGATTGCCTGTCTTCTTTAGGCTTATTAAGATGGGCTTGTAATGTATTTTGATTATTGGAAATTCGCAATTTGATATCGCTTACTTCTTTTTCCTTTTCAACAATATCTTTTTTGATAAGGGTTATTGCCTCATTGTATTCGGAAAGCTTATCAGTTTCTGCTTTCAATTTATCCTTTTCTGCATCCGATTTTTCAACGAAAGAATCCAATGACTGTTTTTTTGTGATATTGAAAGTTTCAATAAGTTCCTGCTTCTTTATAGCGATATCACTTTCTTCATAGCCACGCTTACACGTCGGGCAACAGAATTCTTTCTCGTCGAAAGTGATGGTCTTACCATTTAACTCAATCCACCTTGAACGATAATCAGCAATAGACTCATTTAATGATTTGATATCCTTGTTACAGGTGTCAATTTTGGCATTACCCGATTCAATCCGTTGGTTAAGATATATAAGGTCTTTGTTTGCGTCATCTACGAGTTGGACATCTGTTTTAATTTCCTGTTCAAACTTCATCTTAGTTTCATCAGGGCTATTATATTTTGCTGAAATGCTTGTTTTTAAAGCATCGGATATTAATTGCGCCTGGCTGCTAAGGTTGTAACGTTCTTTCCTAAGTTCATCAATTTTTCTATCCTGCAAGCTGTTGGCTTCATTCTTGTTGTTTATGGCATTTTCAATACTGGATAATTCTTCATCCAGCTTTGCCTTTTCTGCTTTAAGCCTTTCAAAAGGATGTTGAAGGCTGTTATTGGCTCGTTGGACTTCATCAATGCGTGATGGAATCAATTCCAGTTCATCTTTGGCCTTTCTTCTTTCAGCCGCTATCTGTGTTTTAAACTCTTTGAATGATTTCTTTTGCCCTAAGAATTCACCAATGAAAGAGTAATTCGGGTTTGAGGCAATCAATGCATTTGTATCAACACCACCGGCCATGTCAATTAATACCGCTCGTCTTTCATTCCACTTTAGCGAATTGAAATAACCTGTATTGCTGAACAGCTTCAATTTATCTTCGGGTATGAATTGGGAAATCTTTAGCTGGTATTCCTTCATGTTAACCGGTACGCCATTATAGAAATAAGTAGTTTCATTGCCTTTGAATTCATCCTCCAGTTGGCCTTTTGGTTTTTTCCATTTTTCGGAATGAACCTTTTTAAGCGTTATTTCTTCACCATCCATTTCAAACACACCTTCAACGATATTGTCAAGCTTTTGGGAACGGTTACCGCTTTGGTCAATAGGTTTTATTTCAAAGTCTTTTTCGTCATTACTATTCTTGCCTGTCATTAACCAATGATAAGCGTCGGATATAGTAGTCTTGCCTGAACCGTTGGCACCAAACACGAAATTTTCTTTCTCATTGAATTGGATTGAAAAATCAGATATGCCTTTGAAATTTGTTATCCGGAGTGATTTAAGTATAAGTTTCATGTGTATTGATTTTATGCTGTGATTGGATTTTATACTACCTTTTGAAGAGTTGTTAGGGTTAGTGGCACACCGGTGATGTGTTTATATTGAATTCTTGCCAATGCAAGCAACTCACTTGTACCAACAGGTGCCGTATCAGATTCTAATAATGTATTGAGCTCAGTTGCGTACTCCAAAAGCTGAGGAGCGTCCATTTCTCTTATTTGTTTTTCTTCGCTTACTGAATGAGGTATGAAATTCATTTGTGAAATAATTTATGGTTTTGAAAAGTTGGTTTTGAATAAGAAGGCCAGAGAATATCGCGATAGATGGTATCAGGTAGGTTATCATGTTAGCTTACTTTGCCTGAGTATATAATCACCGTATTCAACTCTTAGTTCCTGCAACCTTATTTCATCCTTACTTATGAAGGCATCCATCATATCGATTTCGTGAACCAAATCTTTGAACCTTACACAGCTGTAATCTTTCGGCTGCAATACTTTCTCAGCGCAAAAGCGGAATGCCTCCAGATGCTCCGATGTCTTGCATGCATAAAGCTGCTTGAACAGATAAGCAAATCTTCTATCCTGCATTAACCTTTTTGCGTTCCGGTTATAGAATATCCAATTGATAAAGCGTTTGTAAAGACGTTTCATGACAAGAAATTTGAATGGTGAGTAATCGGAGTATCAGGAATAACCCCATGAGGAACTCTTCTGAACTGGCGCTAGCCGAGCGTTTCATGAATTACCTTCATAGAGGTAATCTCTGTATGGCATTTGTCCAGAAGCTTATCGGCATTATCAAGATCTAAAATCATTGATTCAGACCATAGAAGCTGCAGCTGCTTTTGCGCTTTTTCAAGAAAAGCTTTTTGTTGTAGGAATTTTTCTTCGTTACTTTGCATGATTATAACTTTAGAGAGTGAATAATTGCCTCCATTGCCGTGGGGGCTTTTTTTATTTTAAGAAATTGCTTTTTGATATAGTTTATCCCGTTGCTCATCGGATAGATACTGTTTCTTTATCCGTTTCCCCTTTCGGGGGGAAGAGGTAGAAACCTCTTCCTTTCTCTTTAATAAAAGTGTAGCACGGTTGGAATAGATACTTACCTGTTTCAGGCAAAATGATATCTCTTCATCAGTATTTTTAAATGATGCTGCCATCTTGTTTATAAGTTTAAAAGCCCTACTTGTTGCCTTTCGGGCTTTATCATACATTTACAGTAACCAAACCTTATTTGTATGAGTAATTCTATTGTTTCTAAATTATCTGCATTCACATGTCCTGTTTGCAATGAGAAGCCTAATATATCTTTTGGCTCAGATGGGTCATTAAAAATCGAAACATGCTGTGAGGCTTTTCAAAAGTTTATGGAGTCAAAAATTGATGACCTTCCTTTTCTTGATCAACCTGAATCAGAGACTATTTGA